TCAAGTAATACAGGGTGTTGCATCGACGTTGAATATTAGGTTTGAAGCAAACTTTTCGGCAGGTTTTCACGGCTCAATTGACAACGTATCAGTTAAAGAAATAATCGAGGTAGCAGATTTTTATATTCCCCCTACTAGGTGGTTATCAATTCTTGATCCTGTTTTGAATTCTTATTATAAAATAGTAAAGCCTGTCGTATTTACAGGTGATTTTGAAATTGAACTTGAACTTATTACATCATCTTTTGAAGGTCATTTGATTTGTGCTACTTCAGAAATAGCACAAGATTACATTTTTGTAAGAAGTGAAACTGCTGAAATAGGCTTAAGTATTTTTGGTGCAGCTTTCAATGGAACGATTGTTGTTGCAGATGGTGATCTACACAAAATCAAAATAACAAAGGTAGGAACAACACTTTCTTTGTTTGTTGATGATGTACCAGATGGTACAGGAACAACTACTGCTTCATCAGCATCATTTGGTTTAATAGGTGTGTGGTCAAATGGTAGTCTTTACTTTGATGGTATATTAGCCAATTCTAAGTTCACAGATTTATCTGGCTCAGAACCAGTAACAACTACGTTTGCTTTAGATAATTCAACGGCAACTAATAACTATATATTAAATGCTGAAAAAGTTGTAAACGGAGATTTTGCTACGGATAGTGATTGGGACAAATCAAACTTTTGGACTATTAGTAATGGTGTAGCTTCAATGCCAACAACTTCTAATTTTTCACCTTTGCAACAAGATTTAGGTTTGCAGGGTGAAAAAACCTACGTAATTAAATTTAACGTTATTGCAATAACAGGTAATATAAAAGTTTTAATATGGAATGGTAGTAATAGTGTAGAGCCTTTTATTAACATTTCAACAGTTGGGGAAAAAACAATTATAGTCACGCCTGTTGCAGGTCATTCTTATATTGCATTTTCAAGAAATACTATCAACTCCTCTTGTACAATAGACAACGTATCAGTAAAAGAAATAACAAACTACGAACAAGCACAGCAGTTACAGGATATTGAATACTCTGCAGAGAATGTGTTTGGAAGTGAGTTGGTTATAAATGGTAATTTTGTAAGTTACTCTAATTGGACTGTTACAGCGACAGGTACAGAGTCAGCAACAATTGCAAATAATATACTTACTCTTGATAGACCATCAGACGGAACAGACCCTAAAATTACAAACACAGGCTCGGTTATTGCGGGTAAAACATATTTAGTGGAGTTTAAAGTTTTATCAGCTACAAATTTAAGTAATAATGTTGCCGTTGTATTTGGCACTCAAATAACTTACTTAACAACTCAAGCACAAAATCTAAGTCCTTTTGGTTTAAAAAGATTTTATATTACAGCGAATCAAAACGGTCTTATATCGTTATTACATGGTGGGAGTGGCCCTAGTACAATTACGTTATCTGAGTTTACAGTCAAAGAAATTACAAACGCAGTAAAGTATAAAAACATTCCAGAATCAAATCACAAAGAATATAGCAAACCTGTTATAGATGGCGAATGGGTTGAACTTTAATAAACAATAAGGTAAAGAATATGAGTTATTTATATACAGTAATGCAAACAGATGTTTCACAGTTTTTAGGTACAGGTGCAAACTACGCAGACAATAAACTGGTATTAAAAGGTTTAACGTCTAATGAAGCTAATGCTTATCTTGGTGAAATCTATCGAGTTGATAAGTTAGGTTTTAATCCTGAGAATGATACAGAATTAGAAGGTTTATCAATTAATGATTTAACCCAAATAGCAGATGATTTAATTACTGAGCTTGAACCAGTTGAAGATGGTTCAGAGGTTGATCTGCATATTGGTATTTTAACAGTCTTTAGTAAAGAACAAGGTCAGTGGTTATATGCTAATCATGATTTATTTAAACCCGTAGAAACAGAATTAACTTAACATAACAGGAATATATAACATGAGTAAAATAGTAAATAACCAAGAATTAGCAATAACTTCGGGTACTTATACTTTAAAGGCAACAGGTGCTTTAACTATTCAATGGGATTTAAATGATGGTACTGGTTTTAGTGAAATAACAGATGGTAAGTTCACCGCTGCAAAATCTGCTTTAGCTGTATTACCTGCCTGCACAATACGAATTGTTGGAGCAGGTACCAATACACTTACAATTGTTTAGTGTTAAAAAAGTAGGTAGTGAATAACTGCCTACTTTTGGTTTAAATCTAAAAGGACATTTAAAACTTTTAACTGTCCCTTAGCCACTTCTAAAGCAGGATCAATACCAAAGGCTACAAAGCGTAGTCTAACTCTATTTAGTACTTCATTTTGGCTTATGGTGTCCGTGAGGACTAATTCGTTTACGTAATCTATAATGTCTTTTGAAGTTATTTTCATAATCTGCCTTACATTCTAAAATATTCGTTTATAGGGCATTCCATTGTACAGCTAAATGGAAAAACACCTGTTTTATATAACACTCTAGAATAACTTCTACTAGTGTCAACCCAATATTCACCCATATTTTTATTATTTAATATTAGTAATTCTTCTTCATTGGGATATTTATTTTCAAAGTGCACCTTAAAAGTATTTTTAACTTGTGTTATTTTCATTATTTACTCATCTAGTCCAAAACCTACTGGATATTTGCTTAAATCAAAAATCATAGCGGGTTCACCATGGTATCTTAATTTTTCACTTATTATTGTTGTACGACCATTTTTAAAAACATACAAAAACCCCTTTCCCATATCGGGCAACATTTTTAAATCTAGATCAGTGAACTCAGGGTTTTTATAGTCAAACTTACCGCTACTATGCCAAACACATAACCCGTCTTCGTGTACCCCAACGAGTTTTGATTCCGTTGACATTTTAAGTGTCGTTAGTTGTGTAACTTCACCACCGCCAACGGTAATGACTTTTGCACCTGATAAAGCTTTTTCTAAATTGAATTTGCTCATAATTAACCTCCTTTTTCTGCTAAAGCGTTTACTACTTTATGGTACAGGGCATCTAATGTTCCATTATTTGTAATAGTGGTCGTAATTAAATTAGGACTAACACCGTGTTCTGAAGGATGGTTTGCCACTCCTTTTATCTCATCTCTGTTTTCACGTTCAACACGGATAACAATACCACCATGGTTCAGAACCAGTCGTGCTTCATTATCGTATCTTATGTCTGTAATTACTAAGTAATTAGAGTCTGAGATCTCGCTGCTGGCACGTAGCTCCCACAAACGAGCATTAATCATGTCTCGTCCAAACTCAGTACCAAGCTTCTGCATTGCCTCTCTAGGAGTTATTTCGTAGAGTGGATCAAGCACTTCTTTTAAATCACCATAAAGGTGTTCATCGTCCCAATTAAAAATAGCTCTACAAGCTTCCTTTATTGGTTTTGCCATTGCGTAAGGTTGGTAACCTAGTGTATTTAAGTAATCACCTATGGTGTCTTTACCACTACGTGCTTTACCTGTTAACCCTATTAGTTTGATCATTTTAATTGTTCCATTTTAGATAAAAAAAGCCCCGATACTAGTCGGGGTTATAAGGGGGGAAATTGAAAGATTTACTTGGAATAGTATTTAAGTTTAAAACACCTTTGGTGTACGAATACGGTATTTAATCTATAACCTTTTTGCCAAAACCAGATACGGCTTTTACATTGAGCGCATTTCATAATAGTTTCCTAAACAGAGTGAACAGTGGGACGTATATTGCAGTTAGTTCCTGCTTTAGCATTATCAATAACATCTCTCACACGTTCAAGAGATAATTTATTTCTTCCTATCTCACCGTATGTTTTTGAACGGTAGACGACAGTTAGACAGCTACTTGAACGCCAACCTCCATCATGTGCATATTGATCTCTGGTTGCTAATTGGTTAAATGATTCTAAGGTAACTCCTGGGTGCTCTTTTAAGACCATTGAATGATGAATGTGACCAATATCAATATACTTGTATTTAGCCTCTCCAAAGTCCTGTCTGTAATCCGTAGACATAACATCTACTAGTTTGTTAGGTCTACATTTATCACTATGGTGTGTCATAACAAAAGTATTACCCATACGATACGGAGTGAACACGTTATCGTTATTAAGAATAGTTACTTGATCGTTATCTTCATATAAATGCTGAAGTAAGGTAACCATCCAGAAATCATTTATTCTTGAATGGTTCCCTTGGTTAATAATTACATCAACATATTTGTATTTGGCTACTGCTTTATCCATGATGAAACGCATTGTACGAGCGTATACTTTAATCATTTTAGCAAAGCGTCCGTCACAATCTAAGTCGTGACCTGAGTGAGAAGTTTTACCTGCACTGTTTTCATAATGGGTCATATCACCCATATCTTGGATTACACATCTTTCTGTTACAGGTGCTTCGTCAATGAGTATTCCCATTGCAGCACATAGTTCACGTTCTGCAATTGATAAATCAAATGCTTCACCAACTTCTTCGTGATATGAAATCATACCTAAGTGACCATCTCCGATGTTGAACCATGGAATTACATCAGTGCAGTATGGTTCAAGTTGTTTGGGAGTTTTAGATTTAATTGGGGGTTGTTCTTTACAAAATTCATCAATAGCTACTTTAGCTAATTCTAGCTGATCGTCTTGACGATACCATACGTTTTTAACTTCACCATCACCTGTTATCTGAGTAGTGACTTTGCCAAGTTTACGTCCTTCAGCAATAGTAAGTAAGGGTAGACCTTCTACAATACCATCATCAGCTGCTCGTTTTCTTGCTCTTGAGATTGTTCGGCTAATTACGGAAGAGTTAATATTTAAGGTTTTTGCAGCTTTTCCTGCATTGTTATCATTATCAAAATAAGCGTTAACATTTCGAGCTTGAATAGTATTACAGTACTTTAGTAATATTTCACGATTCATGAATAAATCCTTGTTAGGGGGAAAACTATGAGGGTTAATTTTTAACCACCCTAACAAATATTCTGCTTAATGCCTAATTTACATAACATTTTTTTTACATTTGAGTTGTTCCCATTATTTACACACCTTTGTTTATGTAAACCAAATATAAATGCCATTTACTATGGCAATTGGGAACACCAACGCTCCCGCAATTAATAAACCCCACGCTTCTTGGGCAAAGCAATGGAAAATGTGCGTAACCCACGCGATCATAAAAACAATACTTAATATGTTACCCATTATGCTGATTCCATTATTTTGGTTAGTACCTTAGGTGATATGTAGGTGTCAAGACGCTGACCACTAGGTTTACATACGTACCCTTTGTTTCCTACTGCCATTACTTTGAATGGAAAGATTGAATCATCGTTCATTAATATAGCTCCAACTCTTCTTGTAAGTTAATTAATAAGTATTCAGCAAGGCGCAAGCGTTTCTTGCCATATATAGTACGACGGTCGTTTTTACGTTTGTTTAAAAAGTACGTTACCGTATCCCCTTCAATTGGGAAACAAGGCAAGTATGTACCGTTCTCGTGCCAAGTACATATTAGTGCCGACACGTCTAGATCTTCATGTAATACGTTAACACATAAACCGTAATGTTTGCGCATTTCTGTTGGTACAAATGTACCGTTTATATACTTTACTAAGTTGTTAATACTTTGTACTAACACATGTTCTTCATTTAAGTGGTTCATATTAGGTACTCAAGTTGTGGTGTCCGAATACACCGTTAAAAGGATTAGTTTATTTTAGAAAGACGACTACGTCATTTACTACGATATATGTTGTCATGTTAGTTCCTACGAGAAGATGTAAGATTAAACTCAAATTCATTACTAACTTTTCTAACAAATCCATACGCTTTTGAATGCTTCGCACTCGTTTTCATTTAAGTAAAGTCAACATTGTATTATTCCTTTTTACTACTTTTTAACTACTCTCAAGTTGAAGCATTTCATTGCTTACCGAAGCAGACTCTCTGAATTCACTTTTATAAGGATACATGGCATAACCATTTTTACCTGCAATGTAACCTTTCTTTGCCCAGCTTCTAGGTACCTCACTGAAGCATGGAAAACCACGCGTGTTGCACATATGTTGGATACGTGACTCAGATATATTGAGTTCAAGAGATAACTCTGTCAGGGACATCTCAAGGCTGTTTTTCATGATGAATCTTAAGTCATCATTTTTCCACTTTTGTTGTCCAAATACATTTGACTTTTTCATAATTTATCCTGTTACGTGAAAATGTGAGTTAAGGTCTACTACGTAAACAACAAGACCTGCTACTAAGTATTGAAGTTTAGCGGTGTCTCTCATTATTAATAATGGATGTTGACTTGCACGTAATTCTTGATATTCAGAATAACCAAGATATATAAATTTAGGTTCTTTGTGTCTATTTTTAGTATAAATTTTTTTAGCTGCTAATATTCTATCAATCATGGTTTACCTCTGGTTTAGTTTTAAGGAGTGTTGCTGTATTAAAGGATTTTCCTGAAACAGCATCTTTACCTACAAAGTATTGAATTGAAATTTCTTTTTTATTGTTGTGCTTGATGCGTAGAAACCATCCTGCTTTTTGCAAAGCTAAGCGTGTTTTTTCCACAGTTTTTGTAGACTTGTCCATTAGCTTGGCTAAGTGTGGGTCTTCCATATTAGGGTTAACCTGTCCTGCAATACCCACATACCACTGCATCTGTATTAATGCTAAATCACTTATAGCCATTAACTGTTTGGATTCTTGTACATTAAAATACATATTTGATAATACTCCTTTTGATTTTGGAGATTTGTTTACTGAAGTTCTCAAAATACTCCCCTCGTTATTGATAAATATTCCCGTATTTTAGCACAGATACGAGAAAAAAAGCACCCTTTTCCCTCGAATATGAGGGGCAAAAGGGTGCTTAAGTTATTGATATCTAAAGAGTTTTATTGCTATATATACTATGTAGCTAATTGTGTACTATGTAACAGGTACCTTCACCTACATAAATATCTTTACGGGAAACGTTAACTTCTAGGAGTTTTTCTACGCATTCAGTTTCTAGAATATGTCTTTCATACTTTAACTGTGCTTTATTATAATCTAAAAAGATTGCTGCAATTATTGACAGAATCAGAATTATTACTGCTATTTTATTTTGCATTTTAAATTTCCTTACCTAAAGGCTAAAGTAATACTACTAAACTGCCTGAAGCCAGTTCAGAATATATTAAATTGAAAGCTTTATCAGCTTCAATAATGTTGGTAAATTTTAATTTGGTGTACGGAGAATGGAGATTAGTATCTCTTTGGAAACGGATATCACTACCTTGAGAAGTAATGATAGGTAAAACTTGAGTGTTAATAATGATATTTTCTTGACGTATAAACATAATATAATTCCTTGGTTTAGCACTTAGGCTAAGTATAGTATAAAAGTGGGTTTTTTTTGATGTTAGTATTTAGGTGAGTTAACTTGCCTATTCATTGTCTCGTTAATCAATCATGATAGGCATCTGATTGACCTTGTATGCTTAGAATACCTTCTTTTCAGTACACCATACGCAATTCCTTATTTATTTAAAGTTAACTTCTAGCTAAGCTCCCGAAGGGAGCACGCAACGTGTATTAATTAAGAGACTGAATAAGGTGCATCAAGTATTTGATCAGCTATATCCATATCAATTTTTGATACAGGGTAAGCTTTACCAGTTAACTTTTCGAGAACAGTATATATCCAATTACCTAGGTAAGTTTCTTTAAGAAGTAAGTTGTACATAAACTTCATATGAGAAACATAATTAGGTAAACAAGCGAAATCATCATGAACATTCTTAATTTCAAATGAATCTGAAAGTAACATTTGTTCGAGTATTTCTATTAACTGGTTCCTGTAGTTTTCTGATACACATCCAGCAGTATTTATATCAATGTATTCTAAAGCTACAACTGATACTTGGTTAAACTCTTCTGAAAGCTTCTGAAGCTCTTTCAATTTAACTGCTTTACATTGATTTGCTTTTCCTAATTTAGGGTTCTCAAGTGCATTCAGTGCAGCTGTAACCTGTACGTACGAATAGTTACATCTACGATTAAGTTCCCTTAAGATATATGCATCATACGTATGAGTTGTATTTGCAGATAATGCTTTGGTACCTTTAGCTTTTCCTTTAGGTTTAGTACCTTTTGCACTGTAAACGTACTTATATGAATGGTCTTTAAAAGGTATGATTTTATGTTTTTGTACAATAACAGGCATGACAGCTACAAATCCATCAGGTGCAGTTACCACATGTTCTGTGGCATTACTGTCCCATGCATCTACAAGTAGATCAGATAAGATTTGTGCTCTAGGTACAGTTTCACCATAGGCTCTAAGAAAGTTAGGATAACTTTCTGCAAAGATACGTTTAGGTGAAACAGTAGAAGCGTACATATGAGGTATCATACCCTGCTTAAGAACTTTACGAGGTAACTTAGAACCGTTTTCACCCATCTTATCATTAACAGTTGTGTACAAGTCAGGTACATCAGTACCTAGTACACCTGTGTTAGACATACCCGTATGGCACTTAGTCATACAGGACATTAACTGTGCTCCACTTGAGGCACTATCTTGTGACACCATCCAATTAGAAGTACTGTTTTGAATAGTATCCCATATTGCTAAAGCAGCACCTACAAAATGAGGCTTATCATCAGCATTATCAACCCATGGTTCAAGGTTAGCTTTGAGCTGGCTTTCTGTCTCTACGTTAAGTAAAGGAAGTAACTCTTCAGCCCACTGGATACGTTCAATATAAGTATCTTTATCTTTACCAAATCTACTTGCTAGGTCGATTAACAACCATTCAAAACCGCTAAACATATACATAATTTTATTCCTTATAAGTATTTATTTGCACCTTCAACTTTCTCTTTAACAGAGGTATTGACAAGTGCTCTAATGAACTTGTTTCCGATGTAATCTAAATGCCATGCTTTGACATAAGTTCTACCACGAATACAGTATCTATTTTTGAAATGAAACTTATTACCTGTCTCTTCAAGTACTTCAAGTTTTTGAGGTAGTTGATCTTTCCACAAATTAAACTGTTTACGTCTACTTTCTACTTCAACTTCTGTCTCGTACCTACTTACTTTTTCCAAGTACTTAGGTTTAGTACTAAAGGTTGGTGTAGTGAATTCCATAATACGAGTATCAGCTGTGTAATTAACAGCATTCAACCGATTGATATGGTCTAAGCATAACTCGTTGTCATGTTGTTTTAACTTACCACCTGTAATAACGTGGAAAGGAGTAGTTTCATACCCTGCACCTTTGTTAGTTAACACTGGTTCATTTGTTAATGAAGGCAGTACATACGCATAATTAGATACATCTAAATTAATGTTCTGGTTACACACAAGATGTAAGTACTTTCCCATTTGTTTTAATTCAACGTAAGGGCTTGCCAATACAGCATCTATGAAAGGTTCGATAACTCTACCTTTACGATAAGGCATGTCTACATCAATACTTTCAAAATACATACCTAATACAGCTTGAAGCGTAATCTGTCTATCCAATATAACAGTTGAAAGAATGCGCCAAATAACGTTTTTGGCATTCATACTATAAACTGCTGGCATAATTTCAATGAGGTCTTTACGAAGTTCATTTGCATCATTTGTAAATGGCACAGGTTTGCTCATCAAGTCCTCAAAATAAGCTAGGCAAGGCTTCATAAGAGTGTCTTTATGATTTAGCAATACTTGATCCTTGTTTTCTTTAGCGAACTTTCGTTCGTTCCGTATTTGTTGCTCGTACATAAACATAATTTCTATCTCCTAAATAGTTAAACAATACACATTAACAAAGCCTCTACGAGGCTCGTCATGTGGGATAAACATAAGTTATTCTGTGATACCTCCGTGCTTTGCAATTAACTCTTCAACTACTTGACGAGGCACATATGGGAATATTGTTAGAGTTGTGTCTAATTCTTCTGCGTAATCATCAAGCAGTGAATCAAGTCGTGTAGGAAAACCTAACTCAAATTCTGTATAAGCTCCCACATCTAATATATCCTCCCGCGGTTTGCAGTACATATTTACACCACATTGGATAGATATACTATATCCGTCTGTACAAGTTATAACTGGGTTACGTTTGAACGTACGTACATTACTATGTAGGATTACAACTCTATCTTTACGACCTTTATTTAATGCTTCATTTAATGTCATTTCTATCTCCAATATGGGTTAAAGAACCAACAAGCTAATGCTCATTGGTTCCTGTGGGTTATAGGGTTGTAGCTTGAGCTTTTAACAAAGCTGCAAGAGGATCACGCTTGGCAGTGTTCTTCTCACCTGCTTTCCCAAATCTAACAGTTGATTCAACATGCTCGTTAACAAGGTTAGAACCATGCTCACGTACCATTTCAATAAGACTCATAACGTCAGCGTTATCGTCTTTCCAAGTTTTAGCTTCTTTATCCCAACCATCCATGCATTGACGTTTCTCTGTTAATTTTACAGATTTAAGTCTGAATGATTGACCAAGGATATCAACGTTAATGTTCATGTAGACTGCATCGCCTACAACATCAAAATCACTGGTCACTACAGGAGCACTCACTGGCGCATGTGCAAAGATGTCTTCCACATCCGAAGTTGGGATACCTACTGAAGTAGCAGCAGTATCTGCAATTAACTTCCCACCTTCTTTAAAGAAGGACACTTGATCAGTATTTGATAAAGCCATAAATTGTTCGTTAGTTAAAGTTTTCATAGTTGTCTCCAAGACGATAATATTTGAGCGAAAGTGCTCGGTGTTCATGTTGAGGATAATCCTCATAGGGTGCGCGAGGCACGAGTGCGCCTCACGCTATTAAATACATTAATCTTTATAATGTATTTTTCTTCTTTTCTCGTTTTCATCCCAAACTAGTTGTACTAGATTCCTCGCTAGTGGAGTCCACTGTTTTTCAGCCCAATCAGGAGAAACTACTTTGTCGTGGTACCAGTCTAGATCAAAATACTTTTTGTTTATATTAAAACCACTTACGTCTCCTTCCGAGTCAAAGACGGTATGTATGGTGTTTTCTCCTTTAGTTGCACGTAATACAGCGTGATAAGACCCTGTAGAAAGTGCTTTAAAGTAAGAACTTTCAATTTTCAACATATTCATATGAACACCTCAATTGAGGAATGCATACCGTGCATTGCACGATAAACTTGAATTGTTTCTTTGTAACCTACAATTGCGTGTATTTCCGCAACTGTGGTTGTACCCACTAACTGGAGCTTATGCCCCTCTGTTCCGTCAAAATCCTCAGTGAGATAATACGAATCGTCCCATGATTGATATAAATGCATGTTAGTCTCCTAGACTTAAAGAGTATGGAAGTATACTCATAGAGCTTCTCTGACGCAGTCAGAAAGCTAAACAGTGCAGCGTGTACGTTAGGTATTAGGGAAGGCTTAGGTTAAGCGAGAGGCTTGTAAGGTAGCTGTGTGTAACTGTTAACAGTATACTCCAGCAGTCCTGACTCTCTTACCTATACGGATATCTTGGATATCTCTGGTGTTAGGTGTGGTTAAGTCTTGAATCACTAGTCTTGAGTCTTGAGTCTCAGGGCTAGTGTCTAGGCTTGTGTGTGTTAGGTGTGGGTAAGTTTTAAAGTTACCTACCCCGAAGGGTAGGTTATTAATTACTTCGCTTTGGCATTGGCTCTTGCAGTCATGAAGGCTGCAGTTTTGGGACAGGTAGTGATGGCCACTTTGGCCTCTGCTTCTATTGATGCGGCATCAGCAAACCATTGGTTTACCTTAATACTGAGTTCTTGCTCAGCATTTTGAGAAAGGATCTCTTGCTTGGCTGATTGCTGATCAATCGCCTTATTGAGTTGGAAATGTAAAGAATTAAGAGGGAGCTTCACAGCTTTATATGTAGTTTTGAACATAGGTAGTACCTGCAGGGTAGGGGAGAGCGAAATTGCTCATAGATCTTCGTTTACGCAGTAAACAAGATAGGGGGGGGGTATTTAGATTTTGAAGGTCTGCAGGTGTGAATACTGCATGTGTAATACTCTAGCTATTTTCCCTATAGGCGAAATCGTTCCTCACAGGCTATATAAGGGACTTTAAATGTATTTGGTATATCGATTCACTTCTATAAATTCTGAGCATATTTTACTGTATAGGCGAGCTTACACAGGATATTTCAAGTAGATGTTACTTATTACCTCTGGTTCTGTGTATACTTGGGGAAATACTAAGGAATACCTAAGGTGTAATTCATGTTTACAGAAGAAACGTTTAAGAAAGCTTTGCCTAAGCAATGGAGCAAGAAAGTTAATACGGAGTTAATGGATAGTATTAATCAGAGTATTGGTGATCCAGATGTGCGTGAGCAGGCTATCGAGAATATGCTTAGTTATACTTCTGTGTTGAAAGATGGCAAGTTTAAGATGGAGAGTTATATTGATGCGGTGAAGTATGTTACTTATAAGAGTATGGGGGATAGCAATATACAGTCTTGGACTAAGGTGTTTCCTGCTAGGTATGCGCGTTTGGTGGCGAATAATAAGAGTGAGAAGGATATTTCTGCTCATGTTGCTATGTATAATGGTACCTCTTTGGTTAATAAAATACTGGAGCAGACCCTTATTCCTGTGCATATTATGAATGCGCATCATTTGCAGGCAGCGATTAATACACAAGTTAGGTTGATGGTAGGGGCGCAGAGTGAGAAGGTGCAGCAGGATGCTGCTAATAGTTTGTTGACGCATCTGAAGCCGCCTGAAACCAAGAAGATTGAGTTAGATGTTACGGTTAAGGATACGAGCATTACTGATGAATTGCAGGTTCTTACGGCTAATTTGGCTGCGCAGCATTTGAGTATGTTAGAGTCAGGAGCTATGACGGCCAAAGATGTGGCGCACCAGAAAGTAGTAATTGAAGGGGAAGCCGTAGATGTCACTCCAGAAGATTAAGCAGTTAGAAGATTATGTTAGTACGGTTGATTATGATTGGCTAAATAATGTGTATATTCCGAGTGTTGAAGCTATGCAGTTTCTTACTTTTATTAAATTAGTTAATGGGGCTAAAGGAGAAGAGAACAAAACACCTGTTATGCATTTGCATATGCTTGATGGGTTAATACATTTTGATAACGTACTCGAAATCGTTTTCCGTGGCGGAGCCAAAACCACAGTGATACACGAGTATGCGTTTTTATATATGGCTTGTTATGGTAAGTTTTTTGGTTTTGGTGAAGTAGATGTAGCAATGTATGTAAGTGATACTATGGAGAATGGTGTTAAGAACATGCGTAACCAACTTGAGTATCGCTGGAACGAAAGTGAGTTTTTACAGCAGTACGTTCCGTATGCAAAGTTTACTGATGATTCTTGGGAGTTTGCTAATACTTCAGGACACAAGACTTTTATACGGGGCTTTGCCGCAATGACTGGGGTACGTGGTTTTAAAAAGTATGGTAAGCGCCCTACTTGGTGTGGCTTTGATGATTTAATGTCAGATAAGAACGCTAAATCACCTACTATTTTGTCAGATATTGAAAACGTTGTGTATAAGGCTGCACGACAAGCAATGCATCCGACTAAACGTAAAGTAGTTTGGACAGGTACCCCGTTTAACAAGGCGGATAGTTTATACAAGGCTGCAGGCAGTAAAGGTTGGGAAACCCGTGCATACCCACTTTGTGAGAAGTTTCCGTGTTCAAGAGAAGAGTTTAAAGGTGCTTGGGATGATCGCTTTACTTACGATTCTACTTTAAAAGAGTATAACTTGTTACTAGACTCAGGAAAACTACAGGCTTTTAACCAAGAGTTAATGTTGCGTATTACTTCTGATGAAGACAGGTTAATACTAGATGCTGACTTAATGTGGTATGAACGAAACACTTTAATACATAATAAAGAAGTATATAACTTTTATATTACTACTGATTGGGCAACCAGTGAAGAACAAGCAGCGGATTATAGTGTTACTTCCGTATGGGCTATTAACAATAAAGGTTATTGGTTTCTTGTTGATGGAGTATGTAAGAGGCAAACAATGGAGAAAAACATTAATGATTTGTTCCGTTTTGCACAACAGTATAACTTAAATTTACAAAGTGTAGGTATTGAAGTATCTGGACAGCAAGGTGGTTTTATTCAGTGGATACAGAAAGAAATGATGGAACGTAATATATGGTTTAATCTTGCTTCAGACAATAATAGCAATAAATTAGGTATTCGTCCTAACGGTAAAAAATTAGTAAGATTTCAAACTGTTGTTCCATGGTTCAAAGCAAAGCGTATGTTTTTTCCTGTAGAATTTAAAGATACTCACCCTTTAATGATTGAGATGCAAGACGAATTAAACTACGTAACTAAAGAAGGTTTTAAATCTGCACATGATGATGCAGCGGATACCATTTCAATGTTAGCAGTGATGAATGCTTGGAAACCCAGTCAAAGTATGGAAATAACTAAAAACCCAAGTTCAGGGATATGGGAAAATTCAAAATTTAGTGATGATAATAATGAAGGAGAGATAGATTCTTACCTAGTGTAGGGTATACTGTGTGCTAAGCAAAGGAGCTTTATACATGAAACTATCATACATATTACAAAATTTAACTTACGGTGAACTTAAACAACTCGGTGTTGGAGGCTTTGATAGTGGAAGTATCCAGCCCGAGAATTATATGGAAGTTGTAAACCATATTAATTTAGCATTACAAAACCTATACGCTCGTTTTCCTATAAACGAAAAAGAATTAATGTTAGTAACAGATGGGACTAGAACCAACTATAAGCTTCACTCTGATTTTGCTTTAAGTGTTGATAGTGCAGCAGGTTACATAATAGACAGTGTAGAAAAGCCATTTGAAAATGATATTTTACGCATTGAAAGTGTGTATAACGAAATTGGGCTTGACCTAGCAATTAATGACTCCAACGTACTAACTTCAGTATATATTCCCTCATATGATACAATACAAATACCGTATGCAACTTTAGGTCAAAAGTTTGCATTGGTTTACCGTGCGAACCATAAATTAATTACAGTACCTGCAACAGCATCTGAACTTGATTTAGAACAAGATGTTTACATACCTGAAACCTTACTAGAGCCTTTACTTGTTTATGTTTCTTACAGAATACAAAAAGGTCAGGGAGGTGAAGCTGGAATTAGTTTAGCTTTTGCTACCAAACAACACTATGAAGCTTTGTGCCTTGAAATAGAAACACGTAATATTCTTAACAGTGCAAACAACGTAGTTAATATTAAACCTGAATTAGGGGGATGGGTCTAATGGCTCTATTACCAAGTGTACTCGGAAATTCTGTAACTACTGCAGTAGAATTAAAAACAGATATTGAAAAAATTGTAGAATACTTAAGTGAGATTGATATTGTCTCTCAAGGATTAGATGACAATACAATTCAAACTGTAAATAGTTTTGAAACTGAGATTAGAAATCTTTCTTTAGTCAGTCCACAAATAGAAACAGTTGCTACGATACATAATGCTGTAAATGTTTTGGGTCAAAATTCTACTAAACTAATCGCAGTTGCTGATAACTTAAGTTCATTAACTGGAATTCACACTTCACTTGTACAACTCCTTTTGCTCCATGGTTCACTCTCTAATTTACTTAATTTAGAAACTAACCTTACAGATGTATTAAACTTAGAAAGTAATTTAACAATTGTTCAACAAGTAAAAGATAAATTACCTGAAATTGATTCATTAGTTGATAACCTTTCTGCTGTAACTGGAATAGGTGGAAAACTTACTGAGCTAACTGCGGTACATGCAGACTTATCAACTTTAAGTGCAGTTGCTGCAGACATTTTAAATGTACGTGCAGTAGGTCAAAATATAACTGCTGTAACGAATGCAGCTAGTGCAGTTGCTACTTTAGCTCAACACTTAAATGATATTCAAACCATAGAGACTTTAGTTACAAATGCAAAAGTTAATGCTGCAGGATCGGCAAGTACTGCAACACAAAAAGCTGCTGAAGCATTAGGGTATAGAAATACTACTGAACAGCATAAGTTAACTACTAAAACTTACCTTGATTCTACTGAAGATTTTAAAACTGAAACTGAAGGTTACAAAAATGAAGTAGCTGCAGATTTACTTATAGTTTCAGATGCATTAGCTTCTGTAAACAGTCAAGTATCTGTTGCTCAAAGTGCTGAAAGCACTTCTACAGCAAATGCATTATCTACATCAAATGATAGAGTTCAAACGGGATTAGATAAAACAGATGCAGCTAGTAGTGCTGCTAATGCTTTATTTAATGCTCAAGCTACTCAAGCAATAAAAAATAGTATAGATGTACCTTTAGATGAAATTAATGCTAATTTAGCTGAAACTCAGATACAAGTAGATAGTGCAACTGTATCTGCACAAACTGCTTCTACGCAGGCAGCTGCTGCAAACGTTTCCGCAAATAGTGCTAACACTGCAAGAGTGGTTGTTGAACAAGCACGAGATACTGCAGTAGCAGTTGTTAGTGGGGGTACTGCAACACTTACAGCTGAGGCAGGTAAAATACCTATTGCTGATAGCGAAGGTATTATTGATGTAGATTGGTTACCTGCTGAGATTACAGGTCGTAATGTATTTGCGGAAGAACAAGCAGAGGGTAACAGTAAATACGCAGCCAGTGGTTTTGTTCATTTTGGTAAGCATAATAACAATGGTAATGAAGTCGGAATTAACCAAGGGTTAAATACTGTTCTATCAGTCCCCAATGAATTATTCATGGGTCGAGAGTACGCAGGTGCTCGTGGTACTTCTAAGCATGATTTAGCTCATGTAAATATTGCAGGAATTGAAACTGAGTTGCGAATGCTCAATGAATCGGTTGGTACGACTCAACGTAGCCGAATAAAATTCCCCGATGCACCCAATGGCACAGTCACGTATGACAGTGCTACAGGCACTATTGTTGATTACACCAAAGACGTAGACCCTAAGTATGGTGATGTAGCTGCTGATACAAATGAAGCTGTTGCTAGAGCGTTTGAGGGAGTTGTTAAGAATGGTGACTTTAGGTTGGGTGATGCGTATTGGGCTAACAGTGACTCTGCTTGGGTTTTTTCAGGGGGTAGTACATCAGTTACTGAGGTTGGAGGGGGGGAAGATACAAGAATAATTGTTCCTAGTTTAGTTAATGGGGTAACGTACACAATTAGTATGGTTTCTGATATTCAATCTGGATCTTTAAATATTTTACCATTTATAGCTAATTGGGAATTGGTTGCAGGAAGTATTTATACAGGGACGGTATCAGGTGAGCATACAATAACTGCTAAATACATAGGTGAAACTGGTAGAGGACAGACTATGGGATTCCGTTCGTCAAATGCCACAACCGCCACAGTATACAGTTTCTTAATCCGAAAAGTAACAACCCAAGTAGTAACCGAACGAGTCGACATGTACGGCTTTGAGGGTTTCCTTGAAGAAGTTACAGTCGCTAACCCATACGTATATCCCAATGGTTTGATTCAAGCTAAAGCTAATACAATGAGCGGTATTAGTACCTCATCATCTAATCGCCCTGCTACTTACTATGCTGTATTTGACGGAGACACGAGTTCAGTTGGTAAAGGTGTTGATTTCATTAATGCTAGTAATAGCAATAAAGTTAAGATGTTTTCTAATCCTAAGAATAACTTGTATTGGATTGAAGGTAAACTTTACCAATGGCGAGTTCGTCAACGTACTATTGCAGGTGCAGGTAATGGTGATTGGCAAGGTGCTAATTCAGCTACGAGAGGCGTATTTACATATGCAGTTGCATCTCAAGTACAGTTACAAGGAAAAAATAACTACAAATCCAGTTATATAAGTGGCTACGCAGGTATCTACGCACTTGCCAGCCGACACACCAAGATAAGTAGTGAAGACTATGCTGTATTTCAGATGGAGGAGTATAGTAATGGTGCAAGTGATTTACACGGTCACTGTTATTTCCTAGTCTGTGGCACTGTCCCAAGATTGAACCAAGGTGCTTATCATCCTAGTTTTAATCCGATGGGCACTGCCCCCGTTCGTAATTTTTATAACCAAGGGGATAAACCTTGGTATCATTCCGATTCTGTAACCAAACATGCAGATGTATTAAAAGAATCTAAGTTTTTCTTACAGTACCCAGTAGGCTATAAAACTGAAGCATTAACAGGGTATGGGGATATGGCATCGGGTAAACTTTCCAGACCAGACGGTAAATTCTATGACGCTATATACGCATCAGGCCAAGGTGGTGTTATCGATTATCGTTTATCAGCATGGGATAAATCATCACCTGCCGAAGCAGCTAAAGTTGATGCGATGGTGAAGAACGGAACATACCGTGGTGTTGAGAAGTTGAAGTTTACTCAGGTAACTAAACAGAATCGTAATGATTATGCACCTTCGTATGGGGGCCTAGATGTTAGTAGAGAAGTATTAGTAGCTACTGGAGATATTCTATATGTTGGGAATACCTACAATAGGGTTACAGTAACTAGTGTACAAAATACTGCGCAAGATTCAATTAATGACGTTCAAGTTGTATTTACACCTAATTTAACAAACAGGTTAACTACAGACTTGGTTGTTGTTGTTGCAAGTACAAACATCTCAGTATCAGGTGATTTCACTCAAACTGATGTAATTGGTGACCCTGCTAATATCCTTGCTAATCCTGATTTAAAAGATGGTTGGATGGGTAGTTGGGGAGGAATGAAAGTATCTAATAGCCCTGTCACTCGTAAATCTGTAAATAATTCAGTTAAAAGCTTAATATATACATCAGATGATGGCAATACCTATGGTTCAAGTTTGCGTAGTATAGCCTCAATATCTAACACAATTTCAGGGTGGGGTACTAATTATGATTACACAACTATAATTTCTTACACAGCCTTCGCCAAGCAAACCAAGGTTGCTTATAAGGAACCCGTGTTAAACGGTGAAGCAGGTTTGGGTAGTGTGTTCGCATCTGGTTTTCATGGAACTGGGTATGGTTCTTTATTATCTGAGTCACTAACAAGTAAAATTTTGTCGGGTACTTGGTTAAGTTGGGATACAAGCAGTGTACTAAGCCACGGTCTAGCTAACGCGAATACGTTGAATTACGTAATACATAGCTCAATTAATACCTTTAATCCTATTGGTGGAGCTTTTAAAGCCTTTGATTACCAAGTTGAAAATGACCAACAAGTGTCACTTAACTACATATATGAAGATTTAGTGTACGACAGTGACTGGGGTGATAACGGTAGTATGTCAATTAACTCAAGTCAAACAACCAATACGGACGATAACGGTAACACTGTCCTCTCTGGTACGGCAACATTGGCACTTCCTTACGGTTGGGTCAAAAACAACACCTAACTTTAACAACTTAATGGGGGCAGCAATGCCCCTACGGAGATAAAATGTACGAAACAATAAATGATGTACCTGAAGTTGTTAAAGACTTCTATTTTGAAGAAACGGTTAATGAGCTATCAGGTGAGATGCTTGAAGAGACTTATGAAGTTGAAGGTTATGACAAAGAAACATTCGAGCCAACGGGTGAAACTGAAACACGTACTCGTCAAGTTCCTGAGTATCTTGAAGTAACCTATGTGCGTCAAATAACTCAACCTGAACTAAAAGAGTTGTCGGATTTAGAACGATTAATTAATTTAAATAAACCTCAAGCTGTTCTTGATATGTTTGCTGACATGGTTGCTGAAGGTTACCAGTGGAGATGGTTTGATACTTATGTTGAGTACCAAGCTAAACTTGCTAAATATGTAGAGGCTCAAGAAGCATTTGAACCTGTAACAGATGAAGAGGGTTTTGTTACTCAGTTTACAGAAGTTGAACCTATTGAACCAATACGCCCAATTATTCAAACAGGGGCAGATGTATTAGAACCATACTTACGACAATTATTTAAAAAAAGTCGTACAAAGTTAGTAAACAAAATTACCGTTGAAGTTAACGGTATGGTCTTTGATGGTGATGAATCTGCACAAGATCGTATGGCTCGCGCTGTTTTAGTTTTAGATGAAGACGAAACTACTTTGTGGGTACTTGCTAATAACGAACCTGTAAGGGTTAGTAAGTTTCAATTATTAACTGCATTAAAACTAGCAGGACAAGCACAAACTGATTTATGGACATAAATACAAATTTAATAGGTGGTAAAATGAAAAAATATTTAAGTAAAATTAAAAACTATATTTTGACTAATCTTTCCTTGCTTAGTCATGTTTTAAATGGACTTACAGGAGGGTGTAGGTTTTACACTTTTTCAGCCCGAACACATTATTGCGCACAGGTGCTACAGTTAAAGGGTTGGAAGTATATTGAGAAAGCAATTGATATGTTGTTTTTCTGGGAAACAGATCACTGTAAAACAGAGTATGCAGTAGAAAAACATAATAGGTGGGCACCTTTTTAAGGTGAATGGGGTAAGGGCAAAACTAAAGGTTAATGTTAACCAGAAGTTAATGTTATTTAAAGCGTTTCTTGTTTGATAAATACGTCAATGTTAGTATCTATGTTCTTTGTGTTTATTTTTCGGGTTGATGTTTACTTATGGATTGTCCTTACGTAGTTAGAATTGAAAAGTTAGAAAAGTGGCGAGAAGAACATTCTTTGAACTACGTTAACGACCGTTTAGAGAATAAACACTTTATGGAATCATTAGTCGAAGCAATAGCAGCAAACACTGCATCACATAAACAACTTGCTGAAGAAGCTCGTGGGATTATGCAACTACACCGAGATGCTGTAGGGTTATTTCGTATAGTAAAAGTTTTACAAAATTTTGCTGTAGCGGTTACCAAATGGGGATTAATTGCAACGGTAGTCGTTTACTTTGTTGATTTTATAAAAGCAAACATGCCTAATATTTTTTAGTAACTATTTTAAAAAGGTTTTAATATGAGTTTAGGTGATAAACAAAAAAAGTTTACTAGGTTAATTTCTAATTTATTAGATTTTATACATGCACGGGGGTATGAAATTACCTTTGGTGACGCATTTAGAGATCCAAGAATTCACGGACATATTGGAAAAAAGAAAGCTTACGGACATCGCAATTCCTGCCACAAAATTAGATTAGCATTAGATTTAAACTTATTTAAAGATGGTGTTTACTTAACTACTGATAAAGATCATGAACCATTTGGATTATACTGGGAATCGTTAGACCCTGATTGTAGATGGGGTGGTAGATTTAATGATGGTAACCATTATTCTTTAGAACATAATGGAAGCAAATAATGATCAAGCACATTGGAAAACAACCTTTACATACTTCTTTAAAACAATACAGGATACTAGCAATAGGTAGTGTTTGTTTTTTAGGTTACATGTTACTTAAAGTTTGGGATTTCTATGAAAATAATCATACTACTTTAAGTGTAGAAAGTGTTGCAGGTTTTTTTGCGTTTGTAGCTGCGTTGTTAGGTGCGTTTGTAAAGTGTATTAACAACACTCAGGTTAAACAAGAAGATTAAGGAAAGTTTATGTTACTAGATATACTTGGTTCAGCTGGTTTTGGTTCAGCTTTAGGAGGTATCTTTGGATACCTTTCAAAACGTGAAGAAAGAGCTAGCATACAAATGACTTTAAACCATGAACTGGATATGGTTGCAGCAAAGACTGATGCAGCACTCCAAATGGCTGAGATGGGAATTGAAACAGCTCGTGTTGCGGGTGAGCTAGTAGTTGAAAAATTAGAAGCTAAAGCTTTTCAGTTAAGTCAGACAACTACAAGTAAGTTTGCAGAACACCTCAAAGCTCTTATACGCCCCGCTATACTAGGTATATTAATGTATCAGACCTACACTATACTTATTGCTTTAGAAACACTTACAGGAGGTTTAACAGCCTTTAGTTCAGATGAACTATTAGGTTTATACCGAATTGTAGTATTATCTACAACAGGTTTAACTTCCACTGCAGTTGGTTGGTACTTTGCCTCAAGAACAAGTAAACAATTTGATACTCTAGTACGTAACTCTAAATAATTTAACAGGCTTTTAAATGATAACTATTACAGGTACATTAGTCGATCCTATGCAGGGTGTAATTCCTTTAGCTAGTATAAGACTTACCGCTTTAAGTACAACAGGTGAAATCTTAAATCAAATGGATGCAACTCATACTTCCGATGAAGCTGGGTTATATACTTTTCCACTGGAAAATGGACGGTATCTTTTAGAAGTTTTATATACAGATGAATTTCATATTTCAGGTACAGTATTAGTAGATTCGAGTACTCCTTCTAATATTAGTATTCAAGAATTAATTAGATACGCTTCTCCAGTTGTAGTAACTATTTCTAGTGAGTTACCTACTGTATGGGAAACACTTTTTAACCAAACAATTAATAGTGATGAGTGGAACTTTGTAGATGAGCACCAAGTAAGTTTAGATGGTGTTTACTCAAATGAACAAAAAACTATACATAAGAATTCAGAACAGTATTTGGCAGCAGAAAACTTTTCTCTTAGCACTGGTTTAAGTAATCAGTCTACCCAGTTACTCAGTTATTCTGACAATAGTGCCAACTATGCTTTAGGCAATACTCAAGAATTTACAACTCCTATTTTAAATGGAGTAACTACTTTTGGGATATTTCAAAGTTCAAACGGACAGGAAAAAGCAACTCAATCCACATCTTTCACTGGTTCAGTGGGTTCAGTAATAAACGACTTAACTCTTACCGATATTGACGTTACACATTCTAGTATTAGCCTCCTAGGTAGTGCTGAGAGCACCGAAACTTTAAAACTTGAGCAAACGTACACACCTGAAGGTGGGGCAGCTCAAAGTGCCTCTGTAACAGCTTCAAATAAAAGTTATAAAGCAGGTGAGGGTATTCACGAAGGTGAGGTCTACACTAAAGAAGAAATTAAGTATGTAGATGCTAATGATTTAGTTGACGCTTTATTTGAAAAGGGAATACGACTTAAATATAGTAAAAATGGCAATCCCATTGAAGGTTTTCAAAAGTTATTTGCAGACAGCACAGGAATTAATTTAACTACTCAAGTAGATAAAAGTATTATCCAAGGTAGAGATGGAGTTCCCCTTGTAGAATTTGACACAGAAGCAAATGAAGTAAACCTGTTTGGTAATTTAACTGTAAATAACCCACAAGATTTTAAAGGTGCCGATGGTAGCACGTTATCTTGGCAATATGAATACTCAACTGACAAAGGTTTAAATAACCCTTGGCATGTAGTCTATGTTGAAGGAGATATTTGGAGAAAAGACAGTCAAGTTACACTTTATGCAGATAATACCAGTGAACTTACTGGCGTAATTCAATATGTCAAACTTGCAGCACAAGATGGTTTAGTAGGTGATACTTATTATTTACAGACTCAATATGCTAGTGAACAAGATTTAGTTAATAATATTTGGCGAAGTGTTTATGCTGTTAATGATGTATGGAGAAGACAGCGGGAAGTACTTAACGAAACAGGTATTGGAGACTGGCGTGAACCAGAAAGAATTAGAGGAAGTGATGGGCAGGATGGTTGGATACCTGAGTTTGAAGTTTACTATGGTTCAGATGGTACTGCTGCGTTTAATGCAGTAACTCCTAGTGTTGTGGATTGGCATAAAAATTTAGTAAATGATGATGTTTACAAGTATGAAAGAACTGTTTGGTGGTATAACCAAGCAGCTTATCAAGCTGCACGTAATACTGATTTAGGTATTGATTGGGACTTAGCTGTAACTGGAACATACACTACTACTCCTTGGGTAGGGGCAACTAAAATTAAACCTGAACTAGGTATAGATTATGGTGATAAATCTTTTCCATTATTTTTGTACACTAGGTCAGCAACTAACCCAACCGATAGTACAGTTGGTAATTGGAGTTATAATTTTGTTACTAAAACTGCAACAAATATTTCAGGTAATACTGCAGGATGGAGTCAACAATTACCTCCTGAGTCAAATTTACCTTTATGGTTAGCTTCGGGTATTGCTTTTTCTAAACTGGATATTGATCCAAGTATTGATAATTGGGATGTAGACTTATTAAATAAAAATGGTGTTAAGTTTGCTACTGCGTATCTTTACCAAGTTACTGGTTCAAATGTTAACAGTGTAAGTTTACCTGCAGAAACACTTACTTTTGAGTTTGCCACTCAAAAAATTACTGCAACTTCTAGTGGAAACTGGCAAACAACTCGCCCAAGTAGTACTGGAGAGGGGAACAAGTTGTGGATAACTGTTGCACCTGTAACTTCTTCAGCTGAAGTTCTTACAGAAAATATTGTTGTAAATGATTGGGAAGATGCTGTAGTAGCAAGTGTTAACGGAACTGATGGTGTATCTTTTTTTACACTAATAAGTTCTGCTCCAGCATACGGAGTTGTTAGCCAGAATACATTTAAGAAAACACATGTGGGGACAAACACAGCTTGGAATGCAGGAGCTTACTCTGCCGAGTCTTATTCTGGTGGTTGTTTTTCTACAGCTGTATTTTCAGAAGCCACAGGTACTGAAGGATTAATGTTTGGTATTTCAAATGATATAGGAACTTCACCTCATTACAGTACGATAGATTATGCCATTTTAGGTCGTAATAATTTATTATATATCTATGAAGAGGGAGTATTTACCTTGGATACAGGGGTTTCTTATGCTCCTTCGGATATTTTAACAGTTGTAAATGATACTAAAGAAGTAACTTACCTTAAAAATGGGACAGTGTTTTACACTTCAAATAATGTTCCTAGTGGTGCGTATAGATTTGATTGTACAGCTGATTATCCAGATATAAGTATAACTGGAATAGCTTTTGGGCCTTCAGGTGCATCAGGTACTAATGGTGAGTTTGGTTCAGGTAGTTACATTATTATTGTTCCAAATACAACATCTGAAAATTCAATTGCTACTAAGTCTAATTCAATTAAAACAAGTGATTTTGTATCTGCTGTAAGTAAACAACCTCAAAACAAAGATGTATTGAGTTATGTAAATGATTCTGCCTCAGATGAAACTTTAAGATTTCGTTTAGATTACCTGTACAACGGTACAACGTGGGAAAACTTTATTGACGTTGTAGATGGAAACCAGCTAGTTCATGGTACAGTTGCAGCTGAAGCTTTAGTTACGGAAACTATTACAACAGATAAGCTAGCTGCAAATGTAATAACCACGGAAAAAATTGTTGCAAACGTAGGACTTCGTTCACCTAAAATTGAGTATGTAGGTAGTTCTCACATGCGTATTTCAGCAGCAGATGGGTTTGGTTCATCAGGTCAATTTATTGAGTGGTTTGGTGAAAGGCATTTAGTGGGGGATCCTGCAGACAATATAATTAACTACACAAATGTAACTAAATCTAATGCTATTACGTATCTTACAACAGATGGTGATGCTTATTTTGGTGGCACGATAATCAGTGGCGCGTTACAAACTTCTAAAGCAACTTCAGATCTTGCAGACACTGCGAATGTAGATATCTCGATAGGTTCGAATGAAGGTTTAATTGCTGTTAACTACTCTGTAAGTCTTAATTCACGATATAATAACCCTTATGGTTCTTCTGAATTAACCACCCAAGACATACCTGTACCTGAGTGTATTGTTGTGTTTCAACAATATTTGGGGGGTGTATGGGTTGATAAAGCAAGTAGATCACTATTAGGTGAAAGAGGGGTTTACTACAGTACATACGAACCAGAAGGCGAAGGTAGATGGATTAACTCAGGATATCAATCATTAAATCGTGGTTTCACATTTTACGACAGCGACTATTCAAGTGATATTAGAGCGTACAGATTATTAATGACATCACGCACTAACTTTATGCAAGGGACTAACTGGACACCGAGTCAACGACTATCGTTAACTTCAAGTGAAGGTTAGTTAAAAAGTTAAGGTAATATAAAGCACTAGGATACGTATTGACTAGATGTTAGTATGTATCCTATTTGTGCTCAGAAGGATTTAAAATGATACAAGTTACAGGGACACTAGTTGACCCTTCTAATACAGAAGTAGCAAGTACTGTAAGAATAACTGCAAATGACAGTACAGTTACTTTTATAGGTGGAACTGCTAAAGTTGAAATAGGCATTGATGGTTTATATAACTTTAACTTAGTGGAAGGTACTTTTACTATTGAGTTAAAAATTAATGATGAGTACACTCAACCTGTATTGGTGCTTGTAAACTCTGAGACTAGTTTAGTTGTATCAATACCTGAACTACTAGTTAATTACGCAGTTTAATATATTTAATATTTGGTAGTGAGAAACTTACACATGAATGAAAACACAAATAGTGACGACAGCGAAGAACTTGCAATTCCTGAAGGGCACGCTCCAGAAGGTTGGGTAAATCTCCCTAACATTGCTGACCTTAAACAAAATTTCCAAGATGCTAAACCTTACCATGACGCTCAGATGATTAAGCGTACAGACAGTTTAGACCATTTAAATATTACTGGTTCAGCTATACTTAAAAAGAAAAAAGGTAAAAGTGCTGTACAACCTAAGCTCATACGTAAACATGCTGAGTGGCGCTATGCAGCAATTTCAGAAGCTTTTCTTTCAACTCCTGACATGTTTACTTTGCACCCTAGAACACACGAAGATAAGCTTTCTGCGCAGCAGAATAGTACACTTTTAAATTACCAGTGGAATAACCAAATAGACAAAGTTGCTTTTGTAGATGAGTTCTCCCGTACAGGTATTGATGAAGGTACTGTTTTTTTACGTATAAGTTGGGAAAGTGAAGAAAAAGAAGTTACAAAAGAAGTACCTATTTATGAGTACTATCCTGCTACACAGCAAGGACAAGTAGAAGAGTTACAAAAAGCAGCTATGGTTCAACAACAAGACCCGTATGCATTTAAAGCTCATGTACCAGAACATATTCAGAAAGCATTATCGTTAACAACTCAACAAGGTCAACCTATTTATCCTGTGTTACAAGAAATGCAAGAAGTTACCGAAACAGTTTTAATTAAAAATCAACCTACGATAGAAGTATGTAATTCTAACAATCTTGTAATTGATCCAAGTTGTGAAGGTAACATGGAGAAAGCAGGTTTTGCTATTTATTCTTTTGAGACTTCTAAAGGAGCACTTGCTAAAGAACCTGATAGATATTTTAACCTTGATAAAATTAACGTAGATACCTCTAGTTTATTAAACGCACCTGACCATGAAATATCTGGTGATAGTGCTTTTAATTTTAAAGATGATCCTCGTGCAAAATTTGTTGCATATGAATACTGGGGATATTGGGATATGGAAGAAACAGGGGTACCTGTTCCTTTTGTAGCTACTTGGGTTAATTCTGTTATGGTTCGGTTTGAAGAAAACCCATACCCTGATAAATGTATCCCATTTGTAGATACTCAATATCTTCCTGTACGTAAAAGTTTGTATGGTGAACCAGATGGTGCTTTACTTAAGGACAACCAAGCTATTATTGGTGCTGTTTACCGTGGAGCTATTGATACTATGGCACGAAGTGCTGTAGGTCAAAAAGGTATGAGACAGGATGCACTAGATGTTGTAAACAAAAGAAAGTACGCTCAAGGTGAAGACTATGAGTTTAATCCTATGGTTGATCCTAGACAGGCTATGGTTGAACATACTTACCCTGAAATACCTAACAGTGTAAGTTTAATGATTGGCTTGCAAAATAATGAAGCTGAAAGTCTTACAGGTGTTAAACCTTATTCAGGTGGTATGAGTGGTGATGCGTTAGGCGCAACAGCTACAGGTATTCGTGGAGTACTTGATGCGGCTACTAAACGTGAAACTGGAATACTTCGTAGATACGCTAGGGCTATGGAAAAAGTAGCTAAAAAGATTGTGGCAATGAATGGTGCTTTTCTTTCTGATGAAGAGATCATTCGTGTAACTGATGAAGACTTTGTAACTATTCGTAGAGAAGATTTAGAGGGTAACTATGATATTGAAGTTAGTATTTCAACTGCTGAAGCAGATGATACAAAAGCACAAGAATTAGCATTTATGTTACAGACTATGGGTAACACTTTACCTATGGAGATGTCACAGATAGTGTTAGGTGATATTGCTCGTTTACGTAAAATGCCTAACTTGGCAAAACGTATTGAAGAATTTAAACCTGCTCCAGACCCTGTACAAGAGCAGCTACAACAGTTAGAGTTAGCAAAGTTACAACTTGAACTGGCTGAATTACAAGCTAAAACTCAGAAATTACAAACTGCAGCTCAACTTGATATGGCTAAGGCTAATGAAGCAGGAGCAAAAGCAGGTAATACTGCATCCGATACGGATCAGAAGAATTTGGATTTCCTTGAGCAAAACTCAGGAACCAAGCACGCAAGAGAGATGCAACAGAATCAAGCCCAAGCTAAAGGTAATATGGCATTGGAAATTCTTAAAGCAGATCTTAATAAAGATACACCCATTAACTAAAGTCTCTATATGAGGAAACTTAAAATGATTGAACAAGACCAAGAAGTACAAACACGTAATTTAAACGCAGAGATCGAACAAGCTAAAAAAGCTATAGCAATGCGAGATGCATTGGTTCGGTTGGAAAGTCAGCCTGATTTTAAAACTGTAATTGAAACAGGATTTTTTAAAGATTTTTCAAATAACTTAGTTATGCAGCGTGGTATGCCTGAAATGAGAGGCGTTCCTGAAATTATGGAAGCAAATACACGTAAGATTGATTCGATAGGTGAACTCAATCATTATTTTCGTGGTGTAAAAGCTATGGGTGCTCAATCAGAAAATAGTTTAATAGCTGCCCGAGAGTTAGAAAGTAGTCTTGATTTATACGAGGATTAAATTATGTCTGATCTTTTAAATATGAGTGATAAAGACTTTTTAAACCAAGGCGAGTCTTTAATGGGTGGGGATGATGTAGATATTCCCCAAGAAGATAATTTAGATACTTTATCAGAGGGTACTAGCGAAGAAGCTACCGATATAGTAGACTCTGGTTTAGAAGATGAGTCAGAGGAGCCTTCAGAAGACCCTGTGGAAACAGAAGAAGAACCTCTTGACCAATTACCTTCCGAAGAAGAAACTCTTGAAGAGGAAGCTTCTGAGGAGGTATCAGAACCTTTAGATTTAGAAAAAGTCTTGCAACCTTTCCGTGCAAATGGTAAAGATGTGCAAGTGAAGAACGCAGATGAGGCAATAACTCTTATGCAGCTTGGTGCTAATTACACTAAGAAGATGCAAGAGCTGTCTCCAAACTTGAAAGTTCTTAAAACTTTAGAGAAGCATGAACTTCTCGATGAAACTAAGTTAAACTACTTAATTGATTTAAGTAAAAACGATCCAAAAGCCATAGCTAAGTTAATTAAAGATTCTAACTATGAGCCAGAAGGTTTTGATAATGAAGAAGACAATGTAGAGTATACCCCTACAAATCACCAAGTTAGCGAACAAGCCGTACAACTTGAGCAGGTACTCGAAAGTTTAGAGAGTACACCTACTTATGATAAATGTATAGACCTTGTAGGCAACCAATGGGATGCGAAGAGTAAACAGCTACTTACACAAGAACCAGAACTAATACGTAACCTTAACGAACAAATGCAAGCTGGCATCTTCGATAAAGTAAACGCAGAAGTTGAACGTGTTAAAATGTTCGGTGGTTTAAGTGGTGTGTCAGACTTTGAAGCTTATAAAACAGTTGGAGCACAGATGATGCAAGCAGGGACTTTAACCCCCCCACAAGCAAAACCTGTAGCAAGAACTGAAATTAAGCCTTTAGATAATGCTCTCTCTAAAAAGAGAAAAGCTGCTACTTCTTCAAGAAGTTCATCCAAAACAATAGCTAAACCAAAAAATAGTTATCTTGCTATGGATGATGCTGAGTTCTTGAAGATAAATAACATCCAAATATAAGGTATACAACTATGTCAACAAATTATAATGATCCAGCTGGCGGAACTCCTGCAACAATTGATCAAGGTACTGGTCGTCAGATTAATACTGAATACCACCACAAAATGTCTTTAATTGAAGCTGCTAAAGAAGTTTACTTCGGTCAGTTATCTTCAGCTAAAAATATGCCTAAGCACTATGGTAAAAAGATTTCAATGTACCATTACTTACCTATTCTTGACGATGCCAACGTTAACGATCAAGGTATTGATGCTTCAGGTGCAACTATTTCTGATGGTAACCTTTATGGTTCAAGTAAAGACGTTACTACTGTAAATGGTAAGATCCCACTTTTAGGTGAAACTGGTGGACGTAATAACCGTGTAGGTTCTTCACGTAAAGTTATTGAAGGTGAGATTACCAAAGTTGGTTTCTTCACTGAATTTTCTCGTGATGCACTAGACTTCGATACTGATAACGAATTATATGGTCATTTATCTCGTGAGATGATTATGGCTGCTAATGAGTTACAAGAAGACTTATTGCAAATGGATCTACTAAATGGTGCAGGTGTTGTTAAGTATTCAGGTACTGCTACTTCAGATGCAACTATTTCTGGTGAAGCTTCAGGTATTACTGAAGTAAGCTATGATGACATGCAGCGTTTAGCTATTGATTTGTTTAACAACCGTACACCTAAGAAAACTAATGTTATTGTTGGTTCTCGTTTAGTTGATACTCATGTTGTTGCTTCAGGCTTGTACATGTATGTTGGTTCTGAAATGGTTCCTACTTTAAGCCGTATGACAGATCACCACGGTAATGCTGCATTTGTTGGTGTTGAGCACTATGCACATTCAGGTGTTTCAGGTGTTAATTCTATCAATGGTGAAATTGGTAAGTGTGGTGATTTCCGCATTATCCAAGTTCCTGAAATGATGAAGTGGTCTGGTGCAGGTGAAACTGCAACTGGTAGTAATGCTGGTTATCAAGTTACTGGTTCTAAGTACGATGTATTCCCAATGTTAGTTGTTGGTGATCAATCGTTTGCTACTATTGGTTTCCAAACTGATGGTAAGTCTACTAAGTTCAAGATTAAGCATTCATTTCCAGGTGATAACATTTCTTACAGTTCTGCTGATCCATTTGGTGAGATTGGTTTTATGTCTATTAAATTCTGGTATGGTACTTTGGTTATGCGTCCTGAACGCTTAGCTGTAATTAAGACTGTAGCACGTAGCTAAAAGATATAAAGTAATGTAAGCTAAGGGAGAAGTTAACGCTTCTCCCTTTTAATTTAAACAGTATCCAAGGACTCTAACCATGACAGATACAATTGAACAACCAACAGAACTACAAGTACTAAAAGAACGTGCAGATGATATGGGTATTAAATATAGCCCAAATATTGGTGTAAAATCTTTACGTGAAAAAGTGAATGGAATACTTGCTCCTGCAACTCCTAAAGTGGAGTCAACGTTAACTAAAAATAGTTCGCTGATTCGAGAAGCAACAAAGCTTATTCGTGTGAGAGTAACAAACTTAAACCCAAACAAAAAACATTCTGAAGGTGAATGGTTCCGTACTGGTAATAGTGTAATTAGTACTATTACACGGTTCATTCCTTTTGAAAGTGAAACTCATGTTGAACATATGCTACTTAACTTAATTAAGTCTCGTGAGTATGCAATTGTCCAAGAAAAGAAGAATTTTGACGGTAAACTAGTGCCCGTGCGTAATATGCGTAAAGAATTCCAGTTAGAGATATTACCTGCTTTGACCCAGAAAGAGTTAGATCAATTAGCGTCTGATCAAAGTAAACGACAGTCTGTTTAGTTTTTCAGTTAAATCAGTATATACTAGGGAGCATTAGCTCCCTTTTTTTATATTTACAGGATGATATTTATGACAACTACATATACTGCTGAACAGTTAACTACTTTGTCTAGCCAGTTACTCACACATATTGAAACGCACCTTAGTGCTCAATTTGATAAAGGTCGTATACAGGGAACTGATTATGCTCAGGTATACATTGCAGCTGTCCAATCAAGTATGGCTCAAGCTCAAAGTTTTTTATTAGGTAAAGATATTTCTGCAGGTCAAGTAGATTTACTTGTCGAGCAAAAGCTACAAGCAGAAGAACAATTAATTATCATGAAAGAACGTCATGGTATAAATCGTATTGCACAGTACACATAAGAGGAAAATATAATGTCTATAAGTCAAAGAACACTTACTTCAGGTGAGATAGCGGGTAATGGTATTTTCGATGAACTCATGAGAACTGTTAAAGCTCATGTACACCTCGAATTAAGCGAAGGTCGTATTACTGAGCAAGCATACTCACAAGTGTATTTAGGTGCCTTACAGAACGTATTACAGGTAGCTACACAGTACTCGTTACAGTTTGAAACTACCAATAAACAGCTGTTATTGATGGACGAACAAATTGCACAGGCAGTTCTTCAAAAAGAACTTTTAGTTACACAAAAAAGTCAAGCTGCAGTCGATCTTACAATGACTGAGTTTAACCGTGATTTTATGCAGCCAAAGCAATACGACATGCTTGTAAACCAGACAGCTCAAATATCTGCTCAAACAGTTTTAGTTAATGAACAGGTACAACAAGCAGCTGCGCAACGTGCTTTAGTAGGCAAACAAGAAGATTTAGTTGATGAACAAATTGAAGCAGCTAAAGATCAAACGGTTACTCCTACAGGCGGAACAAACTTAGCAGCTTACAATAAAACTCTTGCAGAAACTGGAATTTTAGAGCAGAAAAAATTAACTGAACAAGCTCAGATTGAAGGTACATTTATAGGTGCTGATGGTGGAACTATTGGCGGTTTAGTTGGTGTTGAGATGAGTCTTAAGACTGTTCAGAAAGAATCATTTTTACGAGATGCTGAGCAAAAAGCAGCTAAAATGTATACAGATGTGTTTGCTACAATGTATGCAAGTAATTCTGATGATGCTTATGCTCAACCTGAAAACTTCGGGTATGACTTTGTTACAGGTAGAAATGTAATGGATAAGTTATTAACAGGTGTTGGAACAACTCGACACAATAGTGATACAATTCCTTCTACAGGAGTAGGTGTACCTAGAGTTGATAGTTCTCCTATAACGTATCCACGTACGATTGAAACTGTTTAATATTTAACTTAGAAGGTAACACTTATGTTTGGTGGCGGTAGCACTACTTATTATACTACTTCAACTATGCCGTTGTATGATGAAAATACTGCAGGGATGCTTAAACAGTCTATAGTAAGTGCTACTGCTTCAAACAGAAGCTTATCAGGTACTTTGCTGGAAAATATTTTAAATTCAGATGTTAAAAATATAGAAAAGTTTTATAAATACGGTGCAAGTGGGAAGTACCAATGGGGGTTAGCTCAACAGTATACAAAAAATGTATCAATCAAAACTCGTGATTATATTGAGATGATTATTAGTAAAGAACAAGGTGAAGCAATAACCGTTACTTACGTTACACTGGATCAAAATGCAAACCCATCTACAGATGTAGGCAAAGAATGGACTATTCCTGCTACACCAAATTTACCTAATGATTTAACTGAACCTAACTCAAGAGTATCATTTGAATTTGGTTCAGGTATGTACTACATAGTGGAGTATGTTAAAGATACTGACCCAGATGTATATTACTTATGGTGGTTTAACTCTGCAGATGCTACACCTGATAATTTTGAGTTTTTAAGTTTAACTGCAGGTTCTGCTTCAAGCCCGTATTACCCTATTATTCCTTTTAGGGTAGATGGGGAAAGATGGGATGACAATCCTTTATATAAAAAAGATATTCGTAAAGCTTGCCGTTACCTTGGTTTAAATCCAAAAGAATTAGGTGACAATGTTCAAAAAATGTCAGATAAAAATGAACATGACGGAAAACCTAATCCTTTAGAAGAAGCCTACATTTATTTAGGAGTGCCTTTAAACACAACTAGCAAAGTAGGAAAAGAGTATTTATTTAGGTATTTTGAAGAAATGAGTAAAACTTCTCGCGTGGTAAAAAGTGAATATGATCAGTGGGAAGAAGCTAATGAGCGTAATATATTACCTCCTAGAAATAACGTTACCATTGAAGAAGAAAACTTTACAAACGTTTTGTCTTGGTCGTATATCAAGGAAAGTATTGTACAAGGTAACCTTAGAGACGATAAAAATAAATTACTTAAAAATGGTAGTTACACTACTTCAATGGAGGTTTTACCCCGTAAAACTTTAGGACGTAATTATTTTTCTGATTCAAGTGTTTACTACAGGAGACAAAATTCTAATGGGACATATACTCAGGTTGAAATAAGAGGTTTAGGTTTTTCATCTGATGTAGTAGGAAAAACTACTTATTACACTGCAGAGGAATTATTTGAGCCAGAAGACGCTACGCAAGATGGTGAAAAAGTAACAGCTCCTTTACACCGAGAAGTGTTTAAGCAGATGGGTAAGATCAAGGGACATGATTTAATTAATGTTGCTGTACGTATGCAGTTAAATGACAAACTTAGAGTTAAACATAAAACTAACTGGTTCAGTATTATTGTGTTTATTGTACAGATTGTTATTACAATACTTTACCCTCCTGTAGGAGCAACTTTACACGTATTAACTCAAGTCGCAATAAAAATTGCTGTAATGTTAGTTATGCAAGCACTTACACCAGTTATTACTAAAATTTTACAAGACGTTTTTGGTGAAGAACTTGGTGCAGTGTTAGCAGTAATTGTTGCATATTATGCTACAGGTAAATTAACAAATGCTATAACAAGTGCAGCTACAACTGCGGAAGCTGTAGTAAAAGGTGCTGAAGTTGTAACTACTGCAGTAGACACTGCAGCTACAGTACTTACTACTACACAATATGTTAACTTAGCTTTAGATACAGCAAGAGCATATCAAAGAAGTAGTGCTATGGAGCAGATGAAAGAATATACTGCATTAAGTAATGAAATTGAAAAAGAAATAGCTGAAATAGAGAAGTTAAATGACTTAATTGGATTTGATGATATATCTGGTATAGTTGTAGCTTCACAGCTTCAGGATACGAATAAAATTTTAGGTACTAACCTTTATGTAGCAAATACATTAGGGACAATACAAAATAATGATTTACTCATTAGAGCAACCCAAGATTATACCGATGCCATGCGTTATACTGGTAGAGTATACTCCCCAATTAACTCTGCAAGAATACTTGCGTAAGGAATAAATAATGGCAGATTTTAAAAACAACTATCAACCTTGGTTACAACCTAATAGTAATGTTTTTGGTGAAACTAATTTTGGTTTAGAAGACTTTATGTCTAAGTTTAGCGTAGGTAATAACCGTGCAGCGCAAGATGCCCAACGTGTAAGATTTAAGGCTTTAAATGATCAAGTTACTCAACAAGCTGGAGTTGAGTTTATGGATGCTTATAAAAATTCTGTAAATACCCCAAGACAAAACAAGATGGGAAGTCCAATGACTTTGAACAGCAATGATGTTCCCGTTAATACATACCCTTTAAACGGATCTGCTCCTATTGGAAATTATGCAAATGTTGCAAGTAATATGAACCAGCAGTTTGGTGTAGATAGTTTTATGGGGACAGGTTCAAATGGTAATCAGGCTGGATTAGGTGCGCCATATGCACTTAACCCTACACCTGTTACAGTTAATCCAATGTCAGGTGTATCTACATCTGGAACAGATAATAACTTTTTTGCTCAACAACAGCAGCCGTTTCAAGCTATGGATTTTAATGGTATGTTTTCAAAAGAATCTTTTACAGCTGAACCTAAAAATGGATGGGGAACTACTATAGGAGGCAGTAATACTACCCAAATGCCTTACAATAATGGGAAAATTACACAGGAAGACATAGATTTTGATGATATGTATAACGCTAATTACGAAGGCGGAGAAGGCGGAAATAATTTTTGGGATGATCTTTCTGCAGAAGCTAAATTGAAGGGAATACAGTCAGCAGGTCAGTTTGGGTTAGGTCTTGCTGGTTTCTTTAATGACAGAAGTATGCAAAAAGAGCAGTTGAGCCAAGGAAGACAAGCTTTAGGTCAAAGGCAAGAAGAACTAGATATGCTTCTAAAAAATAACAAGATACGTAATTCAGTTAAAGGATACAGCTAATGAAAGATGAACAATATGAAGGTTTAGTTAGTAATTTATTTGAGTCTCGATTAGGTGGTTCTGGGCAATCTACTGGTATGAGTGATGTTGAACAGTTAATTCAACGTAAGCTACAACAACGAAATCAAGGTTCATCTCAACTGTCCCCTATAGCCGCACAACGAGCTACAATAGACTTTGCCCCTGTACGGGGTGAAGGTCTAGCTTTAGCTGCTAGTGCTCTCGGTGGTGGCTATGACGCACTTACAATGGACAGTCGTTTAGCTGAAAAGCAAATAGGATTAGATGCAGATGCTGCGCAACAAAACTTTGAGAACCAGCAAGAAACAGCTCGTACCCGAAATAGTAATGTTGCTGAACTACGTTATCAACAGGAGTTGGATGACAGTGCTCTTGCTAAGCGGGTTGGTATAAACACTCAGAAGTTTTTAACAGGTGTTGGAGCTGAAGCTGATAAGATAGGTGCAAATCTACTTAAAACTCGTACAAGCCTAATTGAGGGAGTAGAGAAAGGTACAATTATACCCCAAGATGGTAACTTTGTTATAGGTAAAAATGGTACTCAAGACGATGCTGATTTACTTGCTAATTTCAAAGGACTTCAGGAGCAGCTGCAAGTTCTTAATGCAAGGGTAACAGAAAAAGCGCGTTTAAGTCTTACTAATGAGTCAGGTCAAGATGATATTGATATTACTCAAATACCTAACTATTTACAAAATAAAGCAACAGCGTTGAACCAAAGTCTTGTTCCTACTCAAGCACAGACTACAGGTATGTCTAATAAACAAGCTGCTGTAGAAAGAGATTATGCGGCACAGGTTAAAGCGATTACAGGTGATGATCAGGGTTTAGTTAATCGTATGACCGAGTATCGTAACTATGCAACAGACCCTTCTCAAACAGGTCAAAATGTTATTAGTCAGGCTTTAGCAGGTAATAACCGAGTCAATAAAGATGATATGACTGCGGTTCAAATTGAAGTACAGAATTTAGTACCTAAGATGCGAAAGATTATTACAGGTAAATTAGTAGAAGCTAACAAAGCAAGAAAAGCAAAAAAACAACCACTACTTCCTATAGGCGATGATAAGTGGGATAATTATATTATCTCCCAAGCTATTTCGCAGGGTGATGCGGTTCATGGTGACCCTTGGTTTTCACTTGGGGCGATTGACCCTGATGATATGGAAGCAGCTGTAAAGAAAGCAACAGATGATTCCATAGTTATACGTCAAAAAGATACAGATTTAAGTGAACTTAAAACTAAGAACTTAACTGATATAAATACTATGCAAGCAAAGCAAAACCTATTTAACCTGCAAATAGGTACAAACTAAACATAAAACTAAGGCAGACTCTTAATGGTTACACCTGACAATCTCTTCCAACGCACAATGAATTTAAACATCACTTCTGCGAAAGCAGAGGCGGTGGGTCAAGCTCATCTTAAAAAACAAACTGCTTTTACCGATGCTCAACTAGTAGCTCCTCTTGAGGAGTTCATGGTTCAAAATCCTACGGCTAATTCACTAGACATGAGAAACTTTCTCAACCAACAGAGAATATTTAAGGCAACAAGAAACCAAGGAACCATGGAAGATTTAGGTACTGACCTTGGTATTGCATTTGGTGATAGGCTTGCTCAAACAGGTTATGGTGTAACAGGTTTAATAGGGGATGCAGTTAATTCAGATGCTTTATCTAAATTTGGTTGGGAAGGTGTTGCTACTCAGCAAGCTGAAGCTGAAGAATCCGAAAAAGAATATTCAATGGATTTACGTCAAGCTAAAGCAAATATTGTTAATGCTGCTGCAGAACGCAAAGCTATACAAATGGGTGATGGTAACATCTCCGCAGGAGAGTCTCTAAGCGAGTTCTTTGGTACGGTTGGTGATTACATAACTAATCCATTAGCTGCTGTTTCTGAGGCTGCTAAGAGTTCTGCTGACCTAGTTGCGATGGCTGCAACTGGTGGTATTATTGGTGGAGCTGCAAAAGTTGCAGTTAAGTCGGGAATAAAGAAAAAGTTAGGTAAAAGTGTGGCTGAAAGTGCTGCTTCAAAAGCTTTTATAGCTAAAGCAGGGCAAAAAGCTGCAACTAAAGCAGGTGGAATAACAGGTGCAGTTTATACAGGTGTGTCCGAGGGTACCAATAATGCTATTCAAACTCGGGATGCAATATTAAACCTTACTCCAGAAGTACTTAAACAGTCTAGTGACTTTCAAGAATTAACTAAGAAGATGCCTAACGCTACTTTTGAAGAAGTACGTTTACAATTTGCTGAAGAAGGTGCTCGTGACACAGCAATTATTTCTGGTTCAATTGCTGCTTTAGTAGGTAAAGCTACAGGTGCTGCAGATACGTTTGGTAACGTATTAAATAAAGGTGTTAAAAAAGGTATAATTAAATCAACCGCTAAAGGCGCAGCAGTTGAAGCAGTTGAAGAAACAGTTCAATCGGGTGCAGGACAACTTGTTTCAAATATACAAGTTAAAGAAGGTGATGAGTCTAAAGATGCACTTGAAGGTGTAGGTGAATCTGCAGGTGCAGGTCTTGCAGCAGGTGGTTTATCTGGTGGTGTAATGGCAGGTGCAGGAAGAACTGTTACTAAAGCAGTTGAAAAACTTTCTCAAGCTCGTGTTGATCAAAATTCTACAGAATTAGCTGAAGCTGTACAAGAACTGCAAGAAGAAAATAACAACGCTACAATAAAAAATAAGGAACCAGAGGCAGGTACTTCTAAAGCTGAACCGAATAATGTAATAGAAAGGTATGCTCCTGAAAGAGCGCCTGTAGAAGATGAGGTAGAAGTAGCTAGTAGAACTAAGGAAGTTATTGATACTTATTCAAATTATGAAACAGATAATGCTGAGGTAAAATCTTATGTTAATTCAGTACTAGAACATACTTTGAATACAGATTTATCTGAAGAAAACTTACGTAAGGATGGTAAAGATTTTGAAGCTATTGGTCAGTCACTTTACAAAGCACAAACTGACAACACGGATTTAACTGTGGCAGGTGTTAAGTTACTTAGTAATTCGGATTTATCTGAAAAAGATGCGCAAACAATTGCTAACTTAGCTACGACTCTTAACCCTTTAGATAGTGCTAAAGCTGACTATAACACTGTAGCTAAAGTAATTAATAATATTGAAGTAGGTGATACAGAACAGTTAGTAATGTCTTTAATAAAGCAAAAGACTGAACTAGGTCAGGATAGTTCAACAGCACAAGTAGATGCTTTAATCGAGACTATAGGAGATGTAGTTTTATATTCTGAAGATAAACTAAGCCAGTTGTCAGGGGAAACTCTTGATCTATTTGCTCAATCTACCCAAGATGTTGATAAGCAAAAGTTATTTGAGTTTGTCTCAACACTTAGAGCCAATGAAGTAGATACTAAAGGTAAACCGCTTACAGGTACTGAAAGAGTACGTGCTGAACTATTTGGTAGTAAAGGTGATCGTACTTTAGGTAAACATGTAGACACATTTCTTACAGCTTTAGGTAAAGGTAATACTCAGGAAGCAGAAGCTGTTTATGACTTGTTTATAGGCTATTTACAGTCTAACCAGACTGGTAAGCTAGCAGCTCTTGAAGGTTTAAAAGCTGACCCTTCATTAGGTAAAGCAGTATGGGATACATCTGGTGCAATGGGTAAAGGTTCAAAAAGCTTTACTTATAAAGGTATGGGTAGACTGCAACGCACTATTGATGCAGTTTCAAAGGATTTAGATACCTTAAATCAAATTGATACACTGGCTAGGGACATCCTTGACCCTGAAGGTAAGAAGGTTGAAGAAGAAGTTGTTACTAAACCTACTACAGAGTCTCCAATGGGAACTCTTACCTCTACGGATAGAAAGGGTAGAACCCGTACATTCTTTAAGAATACTAAAGTAAGTGATGATGGTATTACTACCACTACATTCTCTTCTAATAGAAGTGACAAACCCACAACACAAAGGGATATCACTTCTGTTGGTATTGTTGTAGGTCTTGAAGGAACAGGGTATGAAGTAGCCCTCGATTCTTTGCCTGAAGATACTGTTATAACTAAAATTAGTGAAATTCGTGAAGGAAGTGATGGTCGTATAACTGCTACAGTCACACTCACTGACAATGATGGTAATGTTATACAGCATGATGCACAGGTGGTGTTAAGAAAGAAAGCTGAACCTACTAAGGTAGTGCTCGCTGGTTCAGGTAGGTTAACTACAGAGTTACTTAATAAAGACCAAAGGAAGTCTGACCAAGCTAATAAATTTATTGGCTTTGGTGCCAAAGATACGTCTACAGAAGAATACCGATTAGCTTGGGGAGAAAAAGCTAATACAGGTGTTTATTCTGCAGACGATACTGTTTTTGTAAGTGTAAATGGGAAGAATGGTAAGAAGTTTAGTGCTCAATCAGCTACAGCTAAGGAAGTTAATAAAGCAGTAGAGGCAGGTGCCACTATTATTGCAGACAATTTTGAAGCACGAAACAGAAGTTATAATAAGACAGGAGAAGGTAGATTAGCTCAATACTTGTCTTTTAAAGGTTACGAGGAAGTAGATTCTGGTTCAGGTGTATGGTCAAAGATTAAAGAAGATAATAAAGCTTCTACATCTGTTGTTACTAATGGTGCTGAAATCCTTACGGTACAAATTGAGTCAGGTGTGTATGGTAACTTAACTGAAGTTGCAGAAGCATTAAAAAACGCTTTACCTAAAGATACTGAAGTTATTTATGTAGAACCTAACTCAGATAAACTTATAAAACATTCTGATGGCTCCCATGCACTAGGTACTTATAAAGCAACGGAAGGTAAAGTATATATTGCTAATAACATAACTGACCCCAAGTTAAAAGGTGAGGTTATCTTACACGAGTTGCTTCATAGTTTTTTATGGAATTCTGCTAAACCGAAAGAAAGTAATACACCTGAGCAAAAAGTATTTTATACCCAAATTACAAATTTATTAAAACAAGTTAAAAAACAAGCATCTAAAGAAGATGCAATTAAGTGGGCTTATCCATTAAATAATATTCAAGAATTTATTGTAATGGGAATGAGTAACACTGATTTTATTAACTATCTTGGTTCAGTTAAAGTTAACAAACTAAACTCTAGTTTTTTAGATACTTTTGTAAAACACATTGTAGAACTTTTAGGTGTTTCAAGTAAAAGTGTCACAGCACTTAGTCAACTTATACAAGCAAATATGAGTATGATTGCACCTACTAAACAAGAGGTATTTAAAGTAAAAACAAAAGTATTACATACTTTAACTCCTACAGATATTTTATCTGGTTCAGTCTTAGCTACTCCTGCAGTAGTTACGGGTATCAGTGAAATAACAGGTGTTGAAGAAAATGTTATTAAAAACATGCCTGCAGAAGAAATACTTAAACTTATCTTAGGTAAGATGAAGAATATACCTTTAAGCAGTAAAGGTACTATATATGCTAATATTGTTAAATCAGGGCTACTTACAGATGCTAATAAGTCTATCTGGTTTGATGCTTATAAATTATTTTTAGCAGACGCTCCTTTTGTATCTTCGCAAGAAGACCGTACAACTGAAGCTTTAAAAGCGTATTCTGAGGTGTTAACTGAAGAAGTTAAGCAATTAGCCGCAGAAGAGGTAATAGCTTCTGAGGCTGCTGCTGAGAGCTTTACAGCTATGAATGATTTACTACCTGAACCATTGGAAAGAATAAGCGGTTCAGTAGTTGAGCAAAAAAAGTATATAACCAAACGCAGAGCGTTTGCTTCCATGTACCAAGAAATTCGCACGTTACGTAAACGTCTTGGACAGCTGTCTAAAGCATATGTAGTTAATAATACTTTACGTAAAAAACTAAAAGGTGAAGCAGCTAGAGCTAAAGTAACATCTAAAACAAATAGAGAAGATGTAGCAGCTAAACAGTTAGAAGTTAAATCTAATTTAAATGAAATTAAACTTGAGCGAGTTGAGTTAGTTACTCAAGTTAAAGAATTAGAGGAAGCCCTTAAAAATAGTATTCTTTTATTTAATAAAGTAAGAAGTAAGTATTTTGTAGCAGAAGAAGTTAGCCAAAAAACTACAGAAGTTAAAGTTGCTAAACAGCAATCTGCTCGTATGGCAAAAGAAGGTAAAACTTCTTATGACATGGAAGCTGCTACACATAGTCAATATTCACGTATTAATTCAATAGCTGAAACTATTGCAATTGCTAAATATAACCTTGATATTTTAGCTGTGGCTATAGGTATGAAGCCTGCAGTACTTAAGGCAATTGTAAGAGGTGAAACAAAGTCTACTAAAAGTATTTCTCAGCAAATTGCTGATGAAATAAAAACTAATATTCTTTCTAAGGACGCTGCAAAAAGTACTGTTGAAGCTTATATCCAAGATAGTATTTTTACACTAGGAAGTTTAGTTGAGGAAAGTTTAGTAGGTAAAAGGGGAGGTAAAAAAAGGTTGGGTATTAAAACTTTACCCGCTATTCAAGAATCTTTTAGACAGAAATTTGCTAAAGATATCCGTACTATGCCTGATGGCCATCCTGCCAAAGCATTACTTAATTCACTTAAAGAAGATAATCCTTTAAAAACTTCTTTAGGTTCATTTAAAGAGTCTGCTTTATGGGATATGTCTTCAATACTTAATCTTACTTCAGATAATACTGTAGCTATGGCTGAATTTGCTGAGAAGCACGATGTATTAGTAGAGGATGTAATGGCACTGGTTCAAGACTATGCTCAGTTTAAAACTAAGTTTGAAAACAACATACATCAAGCTATTAAAAGTACACCACTAAATACTAGTGTAAATATGGGTAGAGTTTCAGTTTTACTTATAGATGAATATGGGAACATACCAGAACATTTTATTCAGACTTCGTTTTTAAGTTATGCTGAAGGTATGGAATATATTGGACACACTAAATACTTACCACGTAAGCAGCTTAAAATGTATGTAGAAAAGATTGATAGAGGTAATACTTCGCTGCAATCTACTTTTGCAGGTAAAGGTACTTTTATCCCAGATAGTGTAATTAGTGGTGCTGTAGCCCGTAACACAAAACTAGTTGAAGCTTACGACCAAAACCAGTATTTACCTGCTTTAAATACTTTTTTAGCTTCTGCAGTCACACGTATGATTGGTGATACTAAAGGTGTTGATATGGTTACAGTAAAACATAATAATAAATCGTATTATGGGTATACGCGTAACCCTGAAGTAAATTTAAGTTCTTTACTATTAAAAGGTGATACTAAAATACTTAAAGCAGAGTATGGTGTTAAACGAAATAGATTAAACCATATAGGTACTCCACCGAATACAGACTATTCACACTTACCTGTGAAGGCCAGAGAAATGGCTGAGCTTACAGAAAGTACTCCATTTTACTTAGATAATGTTAAATTTGAGTTGATGCTTAAAAGTGTCCTTGTAAAGGTAGATGGTAAGACTGATTTAAAAGCAACTGCTACTGCTTTTGTAGAACAATACTTACATGAGCCAGAAGATATAGATATATTGGGAGGTACACGTTTAATTAATAAAGTCGAGACTACAATTTTACCTTTAAATGTAAATGATCAACTAGCTAAAATAGGTAAAAAAGAAGGTTATAAAGCTGAGTTTACAAGTGCGTATGCGCTGTATATTCGTTTACAAGAAGAGTCATCAAACGAAAAGTCACCTTACTACAAGAAATCTGTTCCAATATATTATTCATCATTTTTTTCTGCCAATGGTAGACAGTTTTTTGAGGGGGAAGTTAATCCCCAAGCAAACAAACTTCACCGTATTTTAGTCCGTACTTCTTTTAACCGTGGAAACATTAAAGTCCATGGTTCAAGGGCGAAGTTAGTTAAAAATTACAAATCTAACCCTACTAGTGCATTAAAACATTATGTGTTGGCATTAGGTTTAGGCTTAGGTGTAAAAGTAGATAAACAATCTAACGAAATAAGTCTTAAAGAAACTTTTGCTAAGTTATTTTTGTTAGGTAAAGAAATTAAGTTAAGTAAAGCTAAGACTATTCCTGAGTTTTTAGCATGGCAAAGAGAAGAAAGTTTAAACTATAAAGCTCCTACAGTTGAGTATATTGAGGCACTTGATTCAATTTTTAATGGGTACACTCAAAAACCTTTACCTATCGAAGTAGATGGTAAAACTAACGGGGTATTTCATAGTAATTGGGCTTATGGTATGGGAATTGTAGATGCGAAAGGGTACGACCTTAAAAGACTTTTAGCTATGGGTGGTTTAAAAGATAGCCTAGATGCTACAGATACCCATCATGACCCTGCAATGATGGATATGTACCAGACTATTTCAGGTGAAGCTACAAATAACTTAAAAAATATGAAAGCTAATGATGAACTGTCTGATGATACAGCTAAAGCATGGGCATTTTTAAAAGACCAAGTATCTTTTGTTGGCTTTGGTGAAATATTTGAACGTAATGCTTCTAAAGCAGGGGTTACATCTACTGTGTATGGTGGTTCATTAAAAGCACTTGTATCAGGTTTAATTTACGGGGCTAAATCTGGTGAGGGTTTTCTTGCTAAGTTTTATATGGATGTATCTGCTGCTATAGGTACCCCTATTAACTCACCTGAACGCATTCAATTAAAAGGTTGGAACGATGTATTTTGGGAAGGTAATTCAGTGCCTGTAATGGATGATGTTAAACTATCTAATTACACTCTTACAGATAAACAACAAGAAGATATTACAAAACATGTAAAAGAAACTTTAGGTAAGTCTATAGATAGAGCCATATCTGATGTACTTTACCGTTCGAAAGATGTAACTGATCAAGTTACTATGGCAACAGGTACGATGGTTGCGTTATATAACATGGCTCAAGTAAAACTAACTAAGGCTGTAATTAAGAAAAGAAAACTACCTCCAACAGCTTCATTAAGTAAAGAAGACTTATCTAAAATTAAACAAGCTTTATCTTCTATGTTTCCTGAGATGGATTTAGCTATTGAGGGGTTAACTTTCCTTAATAAACGTGCAAGAGCACAAGATAGTAAACAGCAGCAAGGAACAACAATACCTGTATTTAGTGTGGATACTGAGTCGGACATATTAGCAAAAACACCTGAAGATGTTCACACAGGTGCTGCCCCTCTTAAAGAAGCAGGTGTAACAGCAAACCCTAACGGAATTATTTCAATTGATGCTGAGATGCAAAGATTAACAACAAAGCTAATGAAAGCCGTTACAGGCACCTTACATCTGAATGTATATGATGCACAAGATATTTCTTCTGGATCAGAGGCAGTTCTTGGTGCTTTTATTACTAATTTAGCTGAAACACTTACGATTATGCAAGCTGACCCAGTTAAAGAAGTAGCGGATACACTTACAGGTGTTCTCGAAGCCTCCGCTAAGCCTCTTCTTTTTGAGGGGGAAGTAATTATCACAGGTTTAAATTCATTACTTGAAAGTGGTACTGCGGAGTTTACAACGGATTATGCTGAATTTTTAAACGAGTTAAGTACTGAACTTGGTGGTAGAACTACAGCAGGAGATTACACTAATTTACTTGGTTCAGGTGATATTGCCCAACATTTACAACGTTTACAGCAGAAGTTAAATAGAACTGCTAAACAAGGTGAAATTTCACGATTAGATTATGTAGCAAAAAGTGATGGAGGTATTAAGGTTCATCAGTTAGCGGGTATTGATGGTACGGCTATTCTTATTAACTCAGATGGTTCTTTTAACTGGAGCCAGATGCAACAAGAATCAGGGTTAAGTGATGCTAAAATAGACAAACTTAAAACACTACCTGAAATAGTTGAGTTTGAAAAATCATTTAAAAACCGTATTGCTACTCAAGACAGTTTAAGTCTTGAAGTGCCTATTTTAGAAAACGTTCCTGAGAAATCTGAAAAATCTCATAAAGTAAGTATGATGGAAAAGCTTGCAGGTATTATTCTTTCAAAAGGTACCTTTAAAGATTTTAGTAAAGAAAAAGGTTTTACAGAAATAAAGATTACTACTGAAGTTTTAAAAGACTTTAACCTTAACCGTGTAAACCTTGGAGCTAAAATTGATAAAGATTCAGGTTTACCTGCTTCATTAAATACTACTTTATTTCAAGTAAACCCTGTATGGAACAGGAAGAATAAAGAGTATGATTATTCTAATATAACTAAAAGTAATTTAAATGGTCAGGTAATTCGTATTGTAGATAAAAAATATTTTACTAAGTACGGTTTAACAACCAATATTAAAGGTAGGCATGTTATTGAAAAAAGTGCTCCTAATGCAAAAACAGGTTTAATTACTTTTACACCAATTATATATATTCCTGAGGGTATCTCAATTGCTGAAGCTATGACTGCTATGCAACATGAGCTAACTCATGCAAATATGGTTGGAGGACTTAATAACATAATTGGGGGGAACGGTACGTCTAAACAGAATAAACTGTACGCTGCATTCAAACAAGATATGCAAAAGTTTTTAACTCTGTCTGAAGATACTCTAGTGAGTAAACCTACCCTACATAATTTATGGTTAGTATTACAAGATATTAATAATACAGTTAGTAAAACTGACTCAGATAGGGTACGTAAAGAGTATATGCTTATACAAGAGTATGCTGCGCATTTGAACCAGAACCCCGAAGATATGAGTGTTGACTCCTATTTACGGGAAGATATTACTGATCAAGTGGGTACTGAAGTTGTAGGTATTATTGGTGCAATATTACAAAGTTTAACAAAACTATTAAGCAGTCTTGTAGGTAGTTGGATTAATCCTGCAGATTTCCCTAAAAACAATGATAATAGTGTTAACCGTGTAACTTTATTGCAAGCATTTATGTTTGAAATGGGTAAAACATCTAATATTGTCAAAACTACGGATAAAACTTTTCCTATAACAGATGTTCCACTTAACTCTGAAGACAGATTAAATAACAGATTTACAGATAGATCTTACACAACTGAAGAAACTAATCGTTTAGCACAATTACGAGACAAAGTAATGAATGCTATATCTGGGTTAGAAATAGGTATTAAAGAGCTTATTGATAATAATGATGATATAGGTGGTATTAAGAAATCAGATACCAAAGCTTATAAAGAATTTATTAAATACACTAATGTGCTAAAAGATTCTACTTCCAAGTTACGTATACTTTCTGCAAAAGGAGCATTAACTGATGCTGAAGTAGAAATACTTTCACAACTTACAGGTGTTCTTTCTATAGGTAGAGATAATAAATACTACCAAAGAAGACACTTAGATAAAATTTATTTACAAGCAAGCAAAACTATTAAAGTATCTGATTTGGTTCCTGCTTCTATTAAAGAGAGTGATCCATCGTATGTAACACACTTACGTATGGCAGCAGATGTACACACTTTATTGTTTAAAACTGATGATGTTAATAGAGTTGCTCGTTTTGCAGCTTATAGTGAAGTATCTCCAGAGCTAAAAGCAGCTTTAAAAACAGTAGATATTAAAGAAGCAACTCCTACGCATTCCAACTGGTTTGAAAAAGTTAGACAAGTAATAAGAGACGCTGTTGTTAAATCTGCTAATGCGCTTAGTGGTATTCGTGCAGGCGATGCAAGTCTTCAAACGCAAATGACTATTGATAATATGTTTTTAAGTAAAAAACTGTTTGATAATAAATTTAACAATAAATTGGTAAATTACGAGAGAAAATTAGATGCTTCTTTTCAGTTTGTAGGTAAACAGTTTGCTAAAACAGCACGAGTAGTTATTTCAAAAATCTCAGGTAAGGAAATTCCTCAAGGTCTAAGTGTTTCAGATATGATTTTGGATTATACACCTAGGGGAGAAGGCGAAACTACAGTCCCAGGATTCTGGAGAAATAACTTACTTGAAATGCTTAAACGTACTCAATCACACTCAGTAAAGGTGGATAGACGAGTTGATATAGGTAAGTCAAAAGTAGATGCTGTACACACAGGTACTGCACGGGGTATAAAAAATATTTTAACTGATATTTTTAGCAAAACTTTAACTAAAGATGAGTCAAAAGCTATTGTAGAAGGTGATATAAAGGCTGATTTAGGTTCTTTGATAGAAGAGCATGGGATGAGTGTAAAAGACGTTCAAATGCTCTTAGAAGATGCTTCTACTAGAAACACACGTATTAATATACTTCAAAATCAAATTTTAAATACAACTGTACCTAATGTAACCAAAGCACATCAAACCATGATGATTAATGAAGCTAAAGCTTTAGGTTATCGTTTGGTTCAAGGAGGTGCTACACGGGGTATGGGGTATCCTAATGCTTATTCAATTAGCCGTTTGACAGGTACATCTGCAGAAGTAGAGTACAGCCCTACTTTAGACAGTACTTTGGTACCTATGCTTGATCAATTAGCAGCATTATCCGCTATACAGTATATGGATAGTGGTACTCGTGAAATTCTTGCAGAATTATATGATTCTCAAGGAGATGCATTTAATGTAATTCACGCTCAAATTAAAGCTAATCAGACAGATTTAGTTAACCGATACGGTTTAGGTATTTTAAATCAAGTACCTAAAGGAAATACTCCTGATATTACAGATGTGAATACAAATATTCGTATTGTTTCTAAGTCTCAATTAGCAGAATTTCCTAGCCATGAAGTACTACACGAAGTAGCTGCTCCACACTCGGATGAAAAACACTACGTAATTTATAACGAGGTTGGTGGAGCTGTTCCATACGTAAGTGGTGCCATTAGCCTTATTGATTCATCTATTAGCTTAGCTGCTAAAGGTGCTGTAAGGTCTGAAGGATTAAACTTATGGGATAGCGGTGAAATTACAAGTAACAATGCTAAAGCTTATACAGCGGCTATGAGCAGTAAGATTCGTGAACCTTCTCCGATAGATAAAGGGGGATATGTTCCTAACTTAAACCAGTCAGGTCAAATTGTAAGTTATAAATATGAACTACCTAGAGCTGAGTATACTCGTCTTGCAGGTGTAAGTGGTGACTGGTCAGATATGTTGTCTGAGTACGCAGGACGTTTACAGGCAGAAAAATTAGGTACTTTTAATAATGTTGAATTAGTTAAAGAATTATATGCTGAATATACTAGTAGCAGTAATAAAAAAGCTTGGGTAAGGGTATCTGTAGATTCACCTAATAGACAGGTTCGTGAAGCATGGCAGTTAGCTCCACAAGAAATGAAAGATACTGCTAAAACTTATTTTGGTGAACCTGTAATATACGTGCATAGAGATGATATTAATCAAGCGTTAGGTTTTAGAGAAGTCTCAATTAAAGCTTTATTTAGACCTAAAGGTTTTGATGAAGAAACCTATATGCGTACTGTTACTGAACTTATGAAAAAAATATTTCATCCAAAATTAATTAATATATTACGTAAAGCTGAATTGGGAACACAAGAAGTAGTTTCGATAGGTAAAGACTTAGTTGTAGTTAAATCCGTAGTTGTTCCTGCTGCTAATCTTATGTCAAACATTAATCAATTAGTGGGTAGAGGTGTTCCAGTTGAAGATGTGTATTCTAATGGTTTATTGGGTGTCAATGCTAAAAGGGAATACGATACAATTTCAGAGCGATTATACATACTTCAAGCTAAACTTAAAATAGTAACGGATGTAGAGGAAAAAGCTAAATTAAATAGTGAGTTTGTTTTACTTAAGCAGTCTCGAGAGTCTAATCCATTATTCAGACTTATATCTGAAGAAGGAATGAATCCGAGTGTTATTGAAGAATTGGGTGAAGAGTCTAAACGCGATGGTTTTCGTAAAAAGTTTTTAGAAAATTTGTCTGCAAAGTTTGAAGATGCATTACCTGAAAATAACGCTTTTGTAAACGTAGGTAAAGAAGTGGCAATTACACAAGATTCTAGCGTATATAAATTATTAAACGAGGGTTTAGAATTAGGAGATTTTGTATCTAAGTTTATTCTGTATACACATTTAACAACCCAAGAAGGTATGTCACATGAAGATGCTATTGAACAGGCTCGTAGTGAGTTTATTAACTATAACAGGAACCAAAATCCTTTAATGGATTACGCAAATAAATTAGGGGTTACACCTTTCTTTAAATATTTTATGCGTAAACACCCTGTTATGTGGGCTACAATTAAGAAGAGTCCATCAAGAACTATTGTACAAATACTGGCAGCAATTCAGTTAGGGGTTCCTTCGTTGTTTGAAACTTCCTTAATTAATAAAGATTTAGTTGCTGCAACAGGTACAGTAAACTTTTTGGGTATGGCTTCGGACGCACACCTTCTTTTATAGGTTTAGCAGAAGTGGGGAAAATTTCCCCACTAAATGTAGTTAAAGATCAAAGAACCAATCAAGAACTTTAACTACAGCTTCTGCTACCTCTTCATCCATACACTTCTCCCAAGTTATTTATAATGTAAACATACTCGCTATATCTGCAGCAGGTTTAAGTGCTTCTGGTTCTATTGCAGGGTTATCTAAGACTAAATCTTTTAAGACTTCTTCTTTTGATTCTGAATGTTTATCTACAACTGGTTCTGCAGGAGTTTTATTTAATGAGGCAGTTCTAGGAATAGCTAATCCTACTGGAGGTGTTAAACTACTTGTTGCATAATCTGCATCAACTTCTAACTCAACTCGAGTAGGATTACGTTTAATAATAAACTCAATTCCATTAACATGTGCTTCTGGAATTTGTTTTTGAATTTCTTTGATTAGTATTTCCCGAATAACATCTTCAGATAAAGTTTTAACTTTAATTTTTTGTATGATTTCAAATTCAATCATAATTTTTCCTTAATTTTAAGTAAATAAAAGAGGAGCATCTGCTCCCCTTAATCTGCAAGTATATTTAACTACGAGTTAAATTGTAACGGTGCTGCAGAAGCGGATGGTACTCCACCTGCTACAGGGGCAGCACCTGCGCCACCAACAACTGCTTTAGATTTATCTTTGGTTTTCTTTTCATTAGCTTTAAGCCAATCATCATAAAATACAGCTTTTGTATCACGTTTGACTTCAAGATTTGAACGTTTATTTTCATCAAAGAATTTATTTACTTCGTTGAATTCACGAGTTTCTGTAATATCTACATAAGTTTTGCCTTGTTTTACTTGTTTATTGGCAATAATCTTTTGAAGACCTACATAAATTTCCTTACCACACCAATCAACTAAAGTGGGTAATTCAGCAGGTACCATACCGTTTGCTTCTTTACTGTAAACGTTATGGAATTTAGGTGTAAATGTTGAAGATTTTAGCGCGTCACCTGTAAGTAACTCACCTAAAGAATTCATCTTAGATAGACCTATAAGCTGCTTTTTAGCTTTAGTTTTCTTGTCAAGGTAAAATGGGCCTTGAGTGTTAGCTGACCATACAGTTTCACGTTCACTATGGTTTAGTGTTTCACCTGTTTCAGGGTTACGTATTTCAGTAACAACTTCAATATATTTTGAACCTGAGGCAAATTCACCTAAGAAAGCGGCTTTAAGGGTTGCTGGATATAATCCACTTTCCCACGCTTTAAAACCAACTGAATCGCGTTCTTCTTGTACTTCTACGTCTGCTTCGATGTTAAAAATATCTAATGGCATGTTTTAATTTCCTATTTAATTACTTATTTCAGATTGAATGTGCAGAGAGTATCCCTGCTTGGCAAGATAGTAGGCATCAGTAATATCGTATCTACCTACATTCTTGGGTTTGCCTAATAAATCATTGTACAGTTCAGGGCAGTCTATTTGGAGCTGGTTAAACATCTCTTCTTTACCTGCATTTCCTGAACCCGTAGCAATCTTTTTAAGCGATTTTGGGGCTACATGATACATTTCTATACCACGCTGTTTTACCACCTCATTTAAGCCCTTGAGGATCATTCCTAACAACATAGGAAGTGTTCGAGTGGCATTGCCTTTAGAGGCAAGTGAAGGTGTCTCAAAACAAATGACATCTACACCATGATCTTGGGCAATTTCCAGTAACTCTTCTACAATATGGTTCCCTCTTGTAAGGGTATCGAATATAAAATCATCTTCACCCTTTACAGTTTTGATTGAACCAGAGTAATCTACCTCAATTAAGGGACTACGTTCCCCCAAATGAGGCATAATATCTAACACCACGACACCCGTGCAGGTAAGTGATTGATCAATACCCATTACGGTTACCATGTTATTCTCCATAGAATTCGTCAAAGCGATCAAGTACGATTTGAATATCATTGTCGATATACATTTCGTTTGTTTGCCAGAAATCTAAAGGAGCACGAGTACGATCACCAACAGTCTGCTTGTTAAGCATTGTTGAGAATACATATTTCATACCTGTAGCTTTTTCTTGATCAGTGTAACTTAGCAATGGAGTTTCAAATTCCATTAACTGAGAGATTGGCATCTGTTTAGAAGTAACTACAATTGAATGATCAGCTTCTACACCAAGCTTACCCACAGAACCTTTAACAAGAATTTTAGAAATCATATCCATACCCACTAGTTGGGTATCAGTATGAGCCATAATAATGTTAGTTTTGTTGGAGCCTTTAATAAGGTCGTTTATTCCTTTATAGTAATTACCATAATCTTTCCACGCACCAAAACCTTCGTCTGAAACATCAACTACTTTACGTTCGTATGCTGCCATAAGATGAGTGAGTGTATCGAGCACAATACCAGTACACTTTTCAGCTGCTTCGAGCTGATGGTAATACTGAAAAATATCATGTGGGTTTGTTACACGTTGGTTTGTCAAGAAAGCTTTAGCACCACCGATTGGTAGAGCTTTATCGTCACAATTTAAATAGGCATATCCTGCTCTATTCTTAAGGTTACGTAAGCTTGTTGATTTACCCGTGTTTGACATACCTGCAATTAAAATTGTACGGTTAGTCATTATTATTCTCCTGTGTAAACTAAAGTGGATTTGTTACGAGATACTTCAATAAACTGTTCAATGTCTATTTCAGTTTCTTTAGTAAGTTTTACTATGGCGGGAATACCCTTAACTTTGACATTGTAGATGTCAGTACTTGTATACCCACTATCACGTAACAATTGGATCATACTGTCTGTATCATTCCATGCACGTATTTTGTTACCTTGTTTCAAAGCAAAGTCTGGGTGAGTTTCACCTTTCATTAATACGTCCATCGCATTAGTTTCATGGGTGTGGATCATATTGTTTAAAACAACACGTAACTCATACGCTTCTTTTATACTTATTACATTAATATCTATCATACTTACTCCTTAATTGATTTTTTACTCATGGTTATAAACACTGAGTTATTTAGTTCGTCATCAGAAAGAGGATCACTAAATGAATCATTAAAAGCACGCAGTCTTTGTTGTGATTCGTAAAGGTCAATCCCACTGTCCAATAACATCATCCCGTAAGCCAAAAGGGTATTATTTCGACCTGAGTTCCACTGCTTAGCAAAGTACTGCTCTACCTTAGGTAAATTAGATAATTGCTTATTCTGAGATTCACGATCAGCATTTTTTTGAGTTTTGGGTATAAAAGGTAGAGGGTTAAATAGTTCACCCTCGATGTAGGAACCAGAACCAGTATGAGATAACCATTTCTTACTTCGCTGGTTTGAGCATTCATCAATTTCAAAAGGAAAGTGACTCATGATGTTATTCATAAACTCTTTGTAATCTTTTTTACTCATTTTGAGTACATACTTTAGAGGTATTACTACTCTAAACCTATTGATTTCAGGAGTGTTACGTTTAGTAGTATACATATACGCAGTGGTGTCTTTTAACAGTGTACGTACTGTTTCAAAACTTGCTCCACTATCTATGTCTAAAACAATAATGTTGAACCCTGCTATAACATGTTCATCATCACGGTAACCTTCATTTAAAGCATGGTTCAACCAATGTACATTAGTATGTTGACACAACTGACTTATTTGATTTTCCCACTTTAACTCTTGGTACACAAAACCTTCAGTAGCATTAGCATGGCTTGCTGCTTGAACGTATGAAATACCTATTTTATCTAGGTTTACCTCTTGTAAAGATTCACCACTGAAGAACTCAATACCGTCTGCAATGTAACGTTTAATGATGTGGTGGTGTTTGTACCCCCAAGCTGTTGCAAGCGATAATAACTCTTCCTGCTTGTTCTTAGCAGATGGATAAAAAGGTAAAGCAACTACAATATCTGCGTGCGTAACCTCACCATCTACGGATGCAATATACTTAGCTAACCTCACATAGTTTTTAGGTCTATGGTAAATATCTTTAAAAGCTTGACCTGATTCCTCTACAACTTTAATAGCAGCATAAAGTTGATCTTCAGTTATATTAGGTGTGCTATCAATAAATGCATAAGTAGCAGATAGTTTAAGTGCGTTAAAATATCTATGCTCTAGTTGTGCTCTTGGTATGGCTTCATGATCACCAAACTGCATAGCTAAAGCTTCACAATTAAGTTTATACTGGAGAAGAATAATACCTTCGTTACGCTGCACTTCAACCATTCGATCAAAGTTTGCAGTATCTGCTAAATTAGTAAATAAATTTACTAAGTAACTTACATCTGTAGATGAAATACTTTTAACTAATTTATCATACAAATCTTCTGCAGATACATGTTCAGCTTTACCTACATGACCTACTCCGTACATAAATCTACGGCCATAACCAGTTTCAAGTAAAGTCATAAACTCTGCTTCAGTTTTACCACCATCTAACAATTTAGATGGAGTACCAAAGGCAAGCATGTTACTGGGTACAGGAGTATGACGTTGTTTATAACGTTTATTGTCGGAAGAATTTTTAGTAATTTTATCTTTTACTAAACCACCATCAAAACATTCAAGCAGTGTATTCCATAATTCTTGAGCATTACCTAGGTTTGAACCAACTTCATCAACGATGTAATTAGTGGCACCAATAGTAGATAACTGACAAGCAGAACGTATTTGTTTATAGGCTGGAGCACTACCCTCTGCAAATGAAAATGGTACATCACCATATGAAGATGCTTCAGTTGTAAGCTTAGTTAACTCTTCATCAAAGTCTGTGCCATGACGTTGTGCTAAACGTATAGCTTCTTTTTCAATGGCTAGTTCAGCTACGTTATGAAAAGTGTCTTCAGTGAATTTATCTCTAAACCCTTTAAGTAAAGTGTTTTCAATAATGTTCATACTAAAACCTTTACCGATACCTGATTCGCCAGTACATAAAGCATATAAGTTTACAGGTAATACACCTCGGTCGTGAGTTAGTACATTGGTTCTCATAGACGCAGCCATAAGAGCAAAATAAAATGAAGTTACAGTGCGAAAGTAACTATCACTTTCCGTATTTTGTGTGCGTTGCCGTAGAACATCTACCACTTTTTCAGAAATAGGATGATGTTGAACAGTATCCAAATCTTTTAAAATCATATGAATCCTTAATTTTAGAGGTTAAAAAAGAGGCTGGTTAGCCCCTTTGATATAAAGAGTTATTGAGGTTAGGTAACTAAGCCTTGTGCTGCCAGAGACTTGTACTGACCACATATGGGTCGAGCTGTACAATAATCACAAGCTTTGGCTTTAGCAGCTTTATACTTTACTACGCCCTTACCTTTAGCATTTCTCCATACGAGTGCTTCTGGTTCAGTGTCGAAGTTTTTAGAAGCTTTTTTATTAGTTAGTGCTCCAAAGTATTGCCATTTAGGTTTACTTTGCCAAAGATCTTCAGCGTCACATAAAGGAAGGTCTGCTTCAGGAGCATCCCAATACTTATCTAACTTATCTAATTTATCTCTAGCATACCGTTCAGTTTCGTTTACAGAAAGAAGTGGTATAGGTTGTTCATAAATAGGAAACGGAGGATAGTTTGATTTATAACCCGATTCTAATTTATCCCAATCTTTAAAGTAGTAATCAATATAACCCATAGGGTTAGTTACCTTGTCTTGATTTAACCATCTATATAGGGACATTTGCAAACGATACTTGTTATTATTTGATCCCGATGTATAAGCAAATATACCTGTAGACTTAATATCTCTAACAGCACCCATTAAAATAGCATCAGATTCACCTGAAATTATCCACTTTCCTAAAGGTTGTTCTGAACGTATTTCAATCCAGATTGGAATGTCATTTTCATCCCATGTTTCAGGATTAATAACAATTTTATCAACTGTTTTTTGTGGATAACCTAGGGCTAACAAAGCTTTTTGAGGGTGTTGCCAAGCTTTTTCAACACCTGCATGAATTGCTTGACCTAATCGAGCATTAATAAGTGTAGACACATCTTCAGCTAAAGCTGTTGAACCAACTTGACGAGACTTTAAAATAGTCTGACGAACTGATTTAAGTAAAGTTGTGACAGATACTTTCTTTTCAGCGGGTACCATGTTGTAAGTATCATGGCTTAACCACACTGCCATAAGAAGTGAGATATTATGTGTGTTGGTGTATTTTATATTAGACATTGTTTATTTTTTCCTTTCCCATTTGCCCGTTAGGTGATTTAAATAATATCTAGGTAGAAACCAGTATTTTTGGTATAGCCAAGCTACTGACCAAGCAGCAGCAAAAGCTAAAATTAAAACCGCAGCAATTGCATCTGTAACTGTAAATATAAACATTATTTAGCATTCCTTTTATTTACTTCATTAAGAAGTGTTTGTTTAATTTCATTAACTGAAATATTGTTAGCCAATGTAATTGGGTAAGCCCAACTAGGATAGGCAATATCCAGTTCACTTGATAGTTTAATTTTATCATGCATTATTTCAGGCAGTTCTTGCCACTTCATACAGTCAATTAAATTATCATTTACCCATTTAGTAATTGTAAAACAATCTTTCCAGTACAAGTATATTGCATCATGTATTTGGGAACATAACCAAATATCATCTACATACTCACTGTTTCGAACACGCTGCATAAACTCCACAGAAGCTCTACCGTTAAGTAAACAATAAGATTGACCTGATATAGCATTACCTAACGTTCGTGCTTCAGCTTCAGCTTCATGAGGTGTTTTCTTGTTACCTAAGACTACTTGATCTAATATAGGAGCACGTATTCTAAGTCCGAAAGCACAAACAGCAAAACCATCTACAGACGCTTGTTTAGTTTTTTCTTTTACCCAATCAAAGCTGACTTTGTAAAGAGTTTGATATCTTTCCTCAATCATCATAGCTTCACTTGGTTCAAAACCACAGTTTTTTACTAATGTTTTCCAAGTACCTTGGTATTGTTGGGAAAAATGTACAGGTTTACCGTCACTTCGAATACCCCCATGGTTAATAGCAATTGAATTGATACTTTCAGGTGACGTTACATCAATATCTGGAAATTTTTCTTCCCAGAAGTGATATGCACGGTACGAGTGACCATCAAAACCATCAAGTAATACTAATTCTTTAGCAGGATCTTTAGTAAGAAGTGTATTTACTACATCTTCAAGACCTGCAAAATCAGACATACCAAAAACCATATTAGGTGGTGCTATAAAACATGATTTAATTAACTTCCCAAAACGGGAACCAGAAGGCATTTGTTGAATATTTGGATCACTTGCACTGAGTCTTGCTGAAACAGTTCCACCAAGTTTATATGAACCATAAATACGTGGTACTCCATCTGTACCTACCCAATGATTATCCAAGAATGTTGTAATAAAAGAAGTGAGTATCTTTTCAACATCTGAGAAATCTGTAAAAGCCTGTAGACATTCTAAATAAGGTTTGGCATTTGGATGTGCCATTATTTTTTTAATTGTCTTCCCTGCTGTGGAGGGTTGGCCTGATTTTGTTTTATCAATAACAGGTAATCCCATACAACTATATATAATTTGTTGTAATTGTTTGCCAGAGTTTAAATTTAGTTTAAATTTAGTATCATTTATGTCAATTATTTTATTTTTATATCCAAGGTTTCGATAAATAACTTCTTGTTCTTTGGAATCTTGAATAAAAAGATTAATAATAGGGGTGTTAACAATTGTTTTAATAGCCTCTAATTTAATAACTTCTAACTCAGCTTGTACTTCACGAACACGGTTTAGGTCAAGACACATACCTGTTAGTTGCATTTCAAGAATGTCATACAAAGCAGGTTTAAATATTTTGTTATAAAATTCTTCTTGTTCATCTTTAACCATACGTGCATGATTTTTTTCGTAAACAAAGTAAGTAGCTACAGTATCTATACCGTTATATTTAAGTAAGTCAGGTAAAGTTTGTAAACGTATATCTTTTACTTCAATAGCGTAGTTACCTACGTACTCGTGTGCTTGGTGTTTTAAACCTAACGTATTACCTGCACAGGAATTGGTGGCTAAGTACGTCATTAATTGAGTACATTCTCCAGTACGGAGCATATGTTCTCGGCCTATACGCATACCTTTCCTATCCAGTACATCTGTCATCCAGAGCTGGTAAGTAAGTACAGTGGCATCATAACTAATATTATGCCATAAGAGTTTACCCTTATAATTTTCAAAGAAAGTTTTGAGTAAAGCTCTTACTGGTTCATTTTGTACTTGTTTTATATGTGCGATTTTAGTTTTATATTTCTTATCAGTTTTATCCCATATATCAACTTCATATGGATCACACGCAACTGCATCTACTGTAAACATTACGGCAGATTGTTTATCAACTGAAAACGAAATAGTACCAATACCTGCTGAGTAATGTTTAAGGCTAAAAGCTTCAATATCTACAGCAATAATAGGAACGTGTTCAAGTTTAACCAGTTCAGCAGCAATTTGAGCCACTGTAGTAGGGTAACTAGTATTAACTAAGACGTTTGTACCAATTTCAGTATAGGTACCATTAAAATGAGCTGCAGTAGCTTTAATAGCTAACTGATTTCTTACTCTTGTTTCAGGGTTATAGAAAAATACAGCAGGGTTAAAACCATAAGCAACTTTGAGATGTTCAAAGCCTTTAATTTTACAGGGAAGAACATAACCGAGTTTAGCCTCAGATTTAGTTTGCCCTGTTAAAGTTTTAAAATATTCACCATCTAAGCAAAATAAAGTAGGAATACCTAATTTATTTATTTCTGGAAGAAGTTTAGCTAAATAACTTTTTCTGCACTTTGCACTAGGTTTTTTATTATCATATTCTAAACTGAATGCAATAGTACCTGTTGTATCAAACCCATTTTTGTTAAGTGGGTTTAAGTATTCTTTGCTAAGTGAATCTTCAACTAAACCTTCAAGTTTAATTAAAAGAGCTAAGTTAAACTTGGTATTTCCAAATGTTAAATGGTACATATTTTATAACCCGTAAATTATTACTTCATGTTTAGCTCGGCTTACAGCTACGTAAAGAGCACGTAGAAACGTATTTAAATCAGAGCACTGTGTAAGATCTGCAAAGTCTAAAAAGACTTTATCGTAAGTACTGCCTTGAGCTTTATGAGCTGTACAAGCAAAGCCATCACGAATATCTAAATAATTAGATTTTAAGGTGTAGTACACTGACCAATCACCGTTTTGCTTACCTTCGAGTTGTGCTTGTTTTAAACGTTTAAAATAAGCTTGCTTGTTGGAAGGGACTTTGAACCATTGATGTAAACCTAGGTCTACTTCGTAGTAATCAATATGTCCATCGTTTAAGTGTTTGCCTATATTACGTATGGTGTAAGTTTCTTCTACTTTTATTTCAGGTACGTTTTCCATAGCTGCAGCAGCAACTACAAGATCACCTTCTTGAAACCTATTTGTCTGTTTTAAAGTTTTACGAACATACGCATTATGTGACTCAACTGTAGTGTTAGAAAAAGCTATAATTCGTGCATCTTCATTATTTTTAAAAGCTTCTAAGTATTCTTTTTGAAACTCAGCACCACTGACTGAACGTATACCTTTCCCTACTGTAATTGGTGTGTAGGTTTGATTACGCACGTTTTCACGAAGCAAGTCACACATCTTAAATAAATGCGATTCTTTATCCTGTCTCATTGGTTCAGTCAGTTCTCCTTTAGGGAGATTCGCTATCAAAGTATTTACAACAGGGGACGCATATCCTATAGGAGCAAGTTGGTAGGGGTCAAGTGCAAATATGACTTTAGCTCTACCTTTAATTTTATCTTGTATAATTTGAAATACTTGAGGGTCAAGCATTGAGCTTTCATCTAAGATTAAAATTTCTTCATATAAGTTAGGTGTATCCCCTAATTTATAATGGGTAACTCCTGTTTTATAGTTAGTTTTTGGGTAAATTTTAAATAATTTATGTATGGTACTGCTATTGTTACCTAGCAGTGAAGCAGCTTTATTAGTAGTAGCGGTGTATATCATTTTACCTATTTGAGGTAAATGTAATAAACTACGTATTTTGTTAAGCTCAGGAATTTTATTTTCGAGGTGGTTTAATAAAAATGTTTTACCATAGCCACCTCCACTTTCAAGTGAGAAGAAAACATTATCACTTACTAGAAATTCTTGTATTTGGGTAAATACTTTTTCTTGTCCTTTATTCAGCATTTTTTTCTCCTTTTGCTTTTTCTAATTCTTCCATATAATTTTTGTAACTAACTCCTAAAGTTTGTGCAGTAAGAATATTTTGATATTTTGTCATACAGTAAGGTTTTATTACTACTTCATTTTTTTCAAAACTATTTCTTATTGTATTCTCTGCTCCACCATAGGTATCTATTACAATTTGAGCTTTTTCTAATAAAGCTAAAAGTTGAGCACTTTCTTTAAAAGGTAAAAGAATTGAAGTGTGGTAGGAAAAATCGAGGTGTATCTGCGTTAAATTTTTTGACATGTTAGAGTCCCATTAATTTGAATACTTCTTGTTGTTTAATCATTTCATATTCAGGTTTTTGTTTAAATATTTCCACAAGTTGAATAGTTTTTTTTGGCTCTATTGTAAGGTCAAATTTAGCTAATAACTTTGTTGGAAGTAAATGAAGAATATCTATATCGTTTTGACTTTGATTCATAAACTGAAGAAAGTAACACTGGATTAATTCTCTTTTGCGTATAACAAAAGCATACTCTTCAATATAAGGTTCCAAGTATTCAAGAGTTTCAGCTGAAGGAGGTAAAGTAAACCGAGTAGATAAGTTTGAGACTAAAGCTTGATTAAAAAAACCATAAGTAAATCCAGTTTTATTTATTTTTACAGCTTGCCTGTATATTTTTCTTAGTTCGTTAATAGTGTTACCAAATAAATAGAGATCAATTTGTGTTAGTAGTTCGCTTTTCATCTTAATTTTTCCGCAGGTAGGTAAATAGTTGTAGCACCTTCCCACTTAAAATTATCATTATCGTAGATAAGGGCAAGCACATCATCTTTTACATTTTCAAGTGAAATATGTCTGAAGTAACCATCAGTCATAACAATATTACATTCAGCTTTGTTTTCTTCCATGTAGGTAACTATTTCTTTAACAGCTGTACCACCACGAGCTTTAAATTCCACTCTAATTGGCGTGCAATCATCAAAGATGAACTCGTCTACTATTTTGGTATTGAATACAATAATACGTAGTTCACGGGGGTTTAAATTGTTTTTAATCCAGTTGATTTGACCGACTTGCATGTTAAACATTTCAGTGGAAACAGAGCAGGAACCATCAATAAATACATGTATGTTTCCAAGTTGCTCAGAATACAGACTAGGCACATACAGTTTATGAGCTGCATATCGTCTATTTGGACGCTGCCAAGAATAATCATCTTTACATTTCTGGTTCATGTACTTCTGAAGTATGTTTTGCCAAGGCACTACAGGGTTTAACCATTCTTTAACCATACGTTTAATATGGCTAGGTATTTTACTTGCAGCACTCTCTGAGACTCTTTCAGTAATTTGAGAAGCTTGAATAATTAAATCTTTAATTTCAGTTTCAATTTCTTTATCTATTTCTTTTTCAGGTGAATCATCCTCAGCTGTATTTTTTTTTAAATCAGAAATCATAGGCTGTGCTTCAGGAGAATCTTTTAAAAGGTCTTCATAAATTTCTTCAGCAGCCATGTTTGCGTATTTTTTATCATAGCAAGCATGTTCTAACTGAGGCAGTTTAAAACCATCGTTAATAATGTCGTAATTAATTGCATAATCACATGCAGCATTCCAAAGTTTTGGGTCACGACCTGCTAACCTGAATTGATGCATATCTGTTACATGTCGAACTTCATGAAGGAGTAGTCCTAAAGCTTCGTCTTCAGACATTCCTTCAAGAAATTCTTTAGTAAAAATAATACTTACACCATCGGTACAAGCAGTATTATAAGGGGTATCCCCTAATTTAAGTTCTAAACCATAAAGCACGGAGGTGAAGAACAGTAAATTTTGATCCATAGCCATACGCATTTTTAAATCAATGAGTGTATCTTCGGTTACGTTTTTCATGGTAAATCCCTTATTTCATTTTACAGTATTTATTGGATATTCCTGTAGCCCACTTTTCTATTGCAGGTACTGCAGCAAGTGCTAAGTTACGTCTACATGCTGCACGAAATATAAAGTATTGTAAGTCTGTAGAAAGTCTTTCAATAAATTTCATTACTTGTGCGGCATTGTCTTTGTTAAGGCTATCCGAAATAATTAAAGCTAAAGCAAATTTGTATGATTGCTGGGTTGGAATTTTAACTTCATCAGGGTTAAGGATAATTTCTTTCAGAGTTGGTAATTCTGCAGAATATTTAGAAAAGTTATAAAACTCTAGGCCAACACCTGTACCAAGAATACCTTGGATTAGTGGAAGCATCCAACGTTCAAAAGTACTATCTTTAAGTGCATCAGAAGCCATTTCTAATGTACGAGCACATGAATAGTTAACATCAATGTTATCTGGATCATACTTTGTAAGTAGTGCTGGTTTAGCTTGGACATAAGCTATAAGAGTACGATTGATATCTGCACCTAAAGCCCAGTCAGTCCATTCTTCCAAATCTTGGTGTACAAACAAGTGTGCTTGACGAGATTTAGTATGTTGAGGCATACCTACAACGAATGCGTTATCAGACGAAAGGTTACCCATTGCCATTACACGAGCGTTAGGGTGCAAGTTTTTGCTACCTACTAAACGTTCATATAAAAGTTTATTTGCAGCAGCTTGCATTGCTCGACCACCTGACGAAAATTCATCAAGCATAATTAACCAACCATTCTTATCTTCAGGTAGTGGATCACCTTCAACAGGGAAAGTGTCAAAAGGTTTAAATGTAGCTTTTTCACCACGTAAATCAGGTAAACCACATATATCTGTAGGTTCATGATCAAGCAATGAAAAAGTAATAGACTTCAAGTTAGCTTGTTTAGCTATCTTACTACCAATAGCTGTTTTTCCAGAGCTAGGTGAACCATGTAGCATTACTGCTAAGCCTTTCATTAAGGCAAGTTTGGTTAGTTTTTCTGCGTTGTTGAATGAAACAGAAAGAGCGTGTTGAGATGAAGCTGACATAATAATTCCTTAGTTATGTTTTATTTTAAAATTAATTCGATTTGGTTAGATAACATATCGTCAAGTTTTGCTGTTAAAGCATTTCCAGCAGACGTAGACTGCGTTCTATGAAACTCTTTAAGTAAAAAGGTAAGATCTTCAGAGTCTGCAGAATTAAACATTTCCATGTAAATATCTGCAGGTTTACCTTGGTTAGCTGCTAAACATTCATCAAAAAGTTTAGTATGTTTACTCATTATTTTTCCTCTAGTTTATACGATAATAACGACTCAGGAACAGCGTAATGTATTTCATTTGTTTCCCAATCTTTAATGGAGTAAGTAACTTCTTTTAAGAATTGATCACAGCAAGTGCAATAAGTTTTAATTTTAAGTATGTATACTTTAGTTTCATTTAAATATGCATAAGTGTGTAGCTTAAAAGCAGGAATTTGTTCGTGAAGTTTAGGCATAATCAGTCCTTAGTTAAGTTTGCACCATCGTGATTTTTGATTAATTGACGATGTTGTATCCAGTTTTTAAAGTTAGCTGAACAAAGGTTACCAGTTCTGTCTAGGTGTGTTACACCTTCCTCCCAAGACTCAAACTCGTAAGGGTCATTACTTCCTGTATTTTCTGTGTAAGATGAAACAGGTGTAGCTTGGTGTTCAAATGGACTAGCGTGTACTTTGCTGCCGTTAAGCAACATACCTTTCATTTTGTTAGCTTTTTTTAAAGTGTAATCTTCTTTACGATAAGAGACTTGAGCACAAACTGACATTGAAATTAGTTTGGCTTCTTCTACAGTAAGATCTGTTTGATTTTCATCATCAAGATAATAAGTTAGATCATCGTATTCAGGGCATCTATAACGGTTTACAAATGGCACATGCCACTCACCTGCATTAAGCTCTATAACTTTAGCATTATCTCGTGCATGTTTTATGGCTCTAGCTAAGTCAGCTATTTCACCTTGTGCATCTTCATGATCACGTAACCAATCCCAATTTTTCCATTCAGTACTAGTAAGTACTATCTTGATATTTTGAAATGGTTCAAGTAAACGGCCAGCATTTTGTTTATGTGCACCTTGTTTAACTAATTCTAAAGTATGTTCTATTGCAGCTGATCTAGCCCAATCGAAAACTTCATTATAAACTATTGCTTGATCTTCAGTAGATAAAGCACCTTGCATACCTGATTGTTTTTCTGTCCAGATATACTTAGCAGGATTATTTTCAATTTGTTTTATAGCAGCTGCAATAGGAACTGCTCGGGTGGAACTTGAATTTTTACTAAATACATTGTGTGTAAGTAGCTGCGCATGAATTGCCCTAGGGTATTCACACACAAGTGTAAATATTTCTTTACCCGTGTTTATACAACGAGATGCTTGAATCATCTCTACTTTACAAGTGCTCATGGGGTATTCCTTAATTGAATGGGGGTCAGGCTTCCCACCTGAATAGACAGTTAGTAACAAGCTGCTCTTGTTGGCGAGTGTATACGGCTACACACCCTTAAAGATTAAAGTAATTAACCAGCAAGTTAACTTTAATCTTCATCTTCGAAACTTAATTCTTCTTCTGGCTCAAGTTCTTCTTCGTAAAGAGGACTCATTGGGTCATCTGGAAACATATTTCCATGTGGAAAATTATGGGACATGTACTACTCCTTAAAATTTAAATTAGAAGAAAGTTTTACACAATCTCCGACTCAGTTCGCGAAACATAATATCATTTAGTTTGATTTTGTATACGAATATAAACTTCTTCTCGGTGAACTGAGATTTGTTTAGGGGCTTTTATGGCAAGTTTTACTTTGCCTTGTGAGATACCAATAATTTGCACACTAATATCTTCACCTATAATAATACGTTCGTTTAATCCACGACTTAAAACTAACATTTATACTTCCCATTGTTGTTGTGCAGCGTACTGCAGCCATGTTTGCATGGCATCGATTGATTGCTTATCCCCAAGGGCATAAGCGGCTAAAAATGCTGTTTTAACACGTTCACGGCTAAGCAGTATTTCTTTTTCTGCTTCGTGAACTTCAGAAATTAAATCTATAACTTCTTCCTGTAATTCTTTAATTAGTTCTTCGGGTTCAAGCATTATTCTTCCTCTTTCTGTGTTTACGCATTCGGCATCGAGCCGTGCAGTAAAGATGTGTTTTGTTTGTTGCATGATAATAAGACTGACATTCTGCACATTTTCGTAAACTACTACCACAATACGTACAGTTCCCTTGTTTTGTTATGTGACGCTGTAACATTTTCTTTTACCCATATTAATTTTAGTTAATGTTTAGGATAGTAAGCAATGTCAATAATGACAAATAACGAATAAATAAGTGAGAAATAATATGATCGATTCAGGTTTAGTAGGTGATTCAATTTTAAGTCGTGCAGCATATGGTGGTGGTGATGGTTATGGTTTTGGTCGTAGTCGTAGTGGAGCTAACTTTGAATATGATGGTTCAGTTATTAATGCAAAAGTAGACAGCAATAAAGAAGCTAATACAAATCAACATCAAAGTATTTTAAGTCAAATAGACAGTGCTGCTGACCGTGCTCGTGATGCTGCTAACCGTTCTATTGCAGATCAACATTTCACATCTTTAACCGATAAGTTAAATGACAATTCTCGTTTTATTACGTCAGAATTTAATTCCTTATCTAGAGAGCAGAATGAAAATGCTCGTAGAGCTGCTGAGTGCTGTTGTGACGCTAAGTTGTTAGCCGTTTCAAATCAGGCTAAAACTGATGCAGGACTTGCTACTATTATAGCTAATCAAGCTGCTGATACGCGTGTTGCTGATGCAGTATCTAATGCACAGCAAAATGCTAAGTTAGATGCTATTTTAGCTGATAATGGTCGTGGTAATGGCGGTGGTCGTGGTTGAAAGGTTCCTGACAGAGGTATAACTACGGAATCTACACCTCACACTATAACTGTAGAGGTTGACGAAAAATCTGTGAAGGTTGAAGAGTCACCTGTCAAATCACCTAAAAAACAAAAAGGATTTTTTAAATTAGGTTAGTAATAAGTTAAGGGGCGTACTGTCCCTTTCTTTTTTGGAGAAATAATATGTTAAGCATTGAAAGTATTTTAAAGTTTGTACACGAAAATCTATCAAACCCTAGGTTTAAGAAGTTAAACGAAGAACACATTGTAGATGAGAAAACTGGTATTGAATTTCACATGTATGATGATTGGTTTAAGATGACTAAAGGCGAAGATATAATTGCAACTATTCATGATTTTACACCTACTGAACAAAAACATGTTTGGGGTATAAAACAAACAGTAGCTGATCCAGTTAAATCTAAGCAGAAAGAAGCAAATTATCATAAAGATATGGCAGCAAGGAGATCTCATTTAGCACAGCTATTTGAGTACCCTGCTCCAGATTCAGTGAAAACTGCTATTGTTGAAAGTGACACTGTAAAATATGTAGGTTAAATATAAAAGCCCGCTTGCGGGCTAATTTAATGTACTACTAAATTACCTGTATTTTCTTGGATTGAAATAACTATTGTAGATTCACCTGTGTCAGCTGATAACGTTGTAACGTTGTTTAGTTCTAGGTAGCAAGTGAGGATATTAAGTCCTACAGCAAGACAGTCTTTTGGATCAACTGCTTGGTCGAGTGTATCGGATACTTCTTCCCACATTTCATTTAGTGTCATATTAGCTCTCTTGTATGTCCATTATATCTTTATGAGATAACTTCCAATTTTTCTTTTTAAACTTACGTAGAATACTACCTGCTTTTGCAAGAGTAGGTGCTTTTGGTTTTAAACCACCTTTAGGCATAGTACATAAAACTGGTTCACCATCTTGATCAATGGCAATTAGTTTGCCACAACCACTTTCGTTCATATAGAGTAAAGTTAGTTGTTTTTCGGTTGTATTATTTATAGCTAAGGTTAAAGGAGCAGGGAAAACCATTAAATGTTCTTTACCACTTGACCAAATAGATTGGATATTGGTTTGAGCTACGGTTGCTTGTAAATCATTAACTACACCATTTAACATATCTTTGTTTCTACGGTAACCTTTGACTTCATTTTTTAAAGTTGTGATTGCTTTGACATTTATTGAAGCTTTTTCTTTGTAAGATTTAACTTGTTCTCGAATTTTCTTAGGGGTACCTAACTGTTTATATGAAGCTATTGTGATAATAGCTTGTTCAAGTTTTTCTTGGGCTTGAACACGTTCACGATTAGCTTGTTGAAGCATATTCATATGACCTTGTGCATTGTCTTGCACGGCCTGTACTTTACCTAATAAGTCTTCAAGACGTTCAGTTAATCCTAGGTTATCAGCAGTAAGTTTTGTAACCTGCTTTTTTAAGAGAATGTTCTCGAGATTTAGAGCAGTATTTTTTTCTTCAAAATTCTCAATGTCTTCACATATTTCATTGTATTCCATCACTTCTCTATCGTATGCTGATAGGATTTGAGGTAATAACTCACCTAGTGATAGTGGTATACTTGTTACTGGTTCATGAGTATTCATTTGTACTTCCTTTTAGAGCTTAATGATAAGTGGTAATATAGGTGGATTTAACTTAAACTTTGTGCTTAATAGCAAAAACTGGTGGTATAAAATGATTGGAAAAATTTTAAATAAGGTAATTAACCCTATAATTACAAGTATAATAAAGTTTGTAAATTTAGCTTTAGGGGTAAATTTATCCCGATACTTCGTAACGCTAGACCCTGTGCTTAATTCATATTATGAGATGGCACAGCCTATTACATTTGCGGGTGATTTTGAGGTTGAGGTTGAATTTAGTACGACAAGCGCAAGCGGATATGACATGCTTTTTAGTAATTCGACAAGCGTCCCTTATATCACAGTAAAAAATAATAAATTTGTTTACCTTTTTGCGTCAGGGGAAATTGTAGGAAGTATAGCTGTAACCGATGGTAAACTAAACAAAGCAAAATTAATAA